CTTGCCATTGTCGAGAATGGAAAACTCTATGCTGGAAATCACCTTCATTTCCCCTCCTTGGCCTTTCTATTGGCCTCTCTCAGTGCATTGCAATGGGTTAAAACTGGCATCTTGGGGCAGGTGGGGGTGTTGTTGTAAGGGCAGACACCCTGTGCCCATGTGCAAAAGGTCGGCTCCATGTTGCCCCCTATTTCACCGTTGGTTCATCCTTGATCCTGTCGTAGACCCTGCCGAGCGCCGCCGTACCAGCCGCCCACACAGCCGCCAGCGGCCCTCTGTTATCAATTATGACGTTCCCATCCTGACACCGCCCGTCACTCTGGCAGTAAACAATCACCTTGCGGCCGTCGGAATACTCAAAGGAGCTGCGGCGAGCTCCGAGGCCGATGCAGGAGGTGAGAGAGAGGGCAAGAAGGAGGGCAAGCGCCTTCATGCGACATCTAAAGCGCCGTCCTTCCAAAGCGCCTGCTGCTTTTTCCACTTGGGACTCTCTATGTGAGGTGCATCGAAGATACTTTTGAAATAGTAACCAGCGGTTAGCCCCATACTGACAGCGATGTCGGCCATCACCTTAAAAGTCTTTGCACTTGCGTTCCAATCGAAGTCATCACCTTTCATCGGCCACAGGTCCACAGCGTATCCGAAGTTGTGCGCCGACTGCCCCGGTTTGGCATTGCTGACTACCTTGCCGGGTTTGGTGCGCCCCTGTGCATAGATGTTGCGCTGCTGTGCCATAGTTCGCCGTGCATCGCTAATCCCCCACTTGCGATTTGTGGCGGCTTCGGTCCTAGCTAATAGTTCCTCTATCAGCGGCTTGAAATCTGGTTCAAGCGTGCCAATTCTAGACATTATTTCGCTCCTTTTCATGTGGGCATTGGCCATAACGACCTTTTGCGCAGTTGCAGTTCCAGCACAAAATTTGATAGTGGTCAGGGAACCCACGTTTTATTATGCTGTGGTAAAAACCACCAGAGTACCCCCGACAGTCCAACTTTTTCCTTTCACGGTGTCCATCATTGTTAATATGGTCTATTGTGAGAAATTCTCTCCTGTGCTCCCCGCAACAAGCACACTTGTCTCCATAATGTACCAGTATGTTGTCCCTGATTTTATCTCTCGCGACTTTGGCTTTGTCAGAACACGATTGGCATATCTTTACCCCTGGCAACGATGGTCTACCACACCGGCACATTCCCTTTTCGTGATATCTAGAGGCAAGGGCTTGGACCATCTTTTTTTGACGAGCTTTGTTGTGGGGCAAGGCTCTGTTTTCTCGGCACTCTTTACAGAGAGCCTTGCCGGGTACAGGCGTTTTTGATCTGCAAGAAGGGCAGACACCGTTTGCTTTACACTCAGCATAAGTCCATTTATAGCTAGGTTTATCCATAATTGTTATCCTCCTTCAAGGAGGTCATATTATACTGCATTTACCGCCACACTTACAACCTAATTCGGTAGTGAGTGCGGTAGGAGTCGAAAAAGGCTTCTCGGTTAATCGGCTGCATCGTGTGCCTCCACGACAGACTCAAGTTCGGCAATGCGCGCCCACAGCTTTGCATTCTCATTTTCGATAGACTGGCGGTCTGCCGTAATGGTGAGAATCAAATCGTCCTGCGCCTTCACTTTGCGAAGCAATGCGTCTATCGCCCCGCGTTGTGGGTCGAGCCAATATATTGCAGCGTTGATAAGAAGTTTCAACCGTGTCATATTCCCTCCTAGCCCCTATCGGGGTGTTAGTATCGCATTAATAATCTTCTCCTAAAACGCCCTTCAGTTTTAAATATTTACGCGCCACTGCGCCCCAAAACAGAGGCCAGAACATGCAGATAAGCCACAGGCGTAAACCGTCCAGGAAACCGTCAGCCTTAGCTTCCAATGTTGCCCCAAGTGTAATCAAAAAGCCAAAAAACCAGACAGTAACCATAAATCCCCCCTTCGGATATCCCTAAGTGAATTGCGGCAACGAGTAGGGTTCTCGCTTTCGGGGATCAGCCTAGCCGCAAACTCCTAGCCCCTATCGGGCGGGTTACGGGTGAGCTATCACTCGAATGTAATAGGTTGCCGACGGAGGATCGTAATCTGAACCTGCCGGTCTGTACCCTTTGACATCAACGGCATTGCCGGATGACACGTACCCTGTCAAAATGAGGTTGTTGCCGATTGTCGTGTTGCTGACGCTGACCTGTACGATATCCCCTACAGCCGCGCCGGTCACGGTGAACGAATTTATTGCCCCGTTGGTTCCAGCGGTGATGTTGGCGGCGTCGTATATGACGGCGGCAGTTACCACGGCGGCACCAGACACCGCAGCAGTCACGAACTCCGTAGTAGCTACCTGCGTCGTGTTGGTCCCTGGTGCTGCCGTGGTAGCCGTAGCCGCCCCGAGCGCACCGCCCTGATAAGCCACCGTGCCGCCATCACCGAAGGCCACCGAGCTGCTGTCCGTGCCAGTCAAGGTGAGGGTGTTGCTGGCAGTAAGGGTCTTGCCTGCCCCAAGGGTGAGGGTGCCGGTGCCGGTGGTGATGGTATTGCCGTTGAGAGTTTCGACTTTAACAGGTCCATTAAAACCGAAATCAACCCCAGCTTCGGGCGTAAAGCTGTCAGATACGCCGTCAAGGTCAAACAGTATGCCATTTGTCCTAACGCCTATTTCAAACTTCGCCGTGCTCTGTTTAGTCGTCCCGCTTGCCACTGGAGCATATCCGCCTATGAATACAGCGCCATGGGCCGCGCTACCCGTACCGGCTCCACCCCTGATGTGAATTACCCCTCCTGCGGTGTTGGTGCTACCAGTGGCCGCGCTTTCGCCTATCACCGCCGAAACCCGCGAATTGCCCCCCTCTACGTTGGTATTGCCAAGCATGAGGTATGAGTATGAGGCGTTGCCATCGATAGTTAGCGCAGTCTTTGCAGCTACCGTATCTTTCCAACTAAGCCCACCTCCGGCGAGGCTCGCCTCCCACTTTTCGGTCGTACCTGCGGTGCGTTCCATTTTGAGGACAGAGTTACCTCCACTACCACCTAAAAGGGTGAGGCGTGAAGTGGTGTCGCTGGATTGGCCGAGAGAGAGAGAACCGACAGTTGTCATGTTACCGCTATCGTCCACTGAGACAGCACTTTCTTGAACACCTTTTGTCCCGCCATCGCCGCGCACTATGGCGTTATCTGTGATGTTGGAACCAGAGGTGACGTCGCCTGAACCACTGCCACTAGCCGCAGTGCTCATGCTGGTGCCGTCCGAAAACTCAAGAGCACCGTGCAGTCTCATGTTCTGCGCCGTAGCGGAAACCGTGTAATCGGTGGTATTCCCTGCGCCGTAGGTGTTGGGGGCAAAAGTACTTTCCGTTACGCCCGTGCCGACATGGAGGCCGACAGTCTGAGTGCCAGAACCGACAGCCTCGCCGCCGATGGTGTTACCAGAGATATCAATATCGGTCAGACTATCGGCAACGCTGATGCCATCATACGCTCCGGCAGAAGTGTTGTTCTTGGCAATGCTGTTGCCTTGGACCGAGATTCCGGAACCTGCCGCGATGTCTATGCCGGTTTGTGTGTAATTCCAGATATCGTTGTTTTTGATCTGGACACCCTTGACGGAGGTGGAGTTGATGTAAAAGGCGTTCTCAGTGGTCGCCTGTCCCATGAACGCACCATTGGCAAAGGTGAGCCCACCATAGTTACCAGTGCCGCCAGTGCCTTGAATGGTGACGGCGCGGGTACTGGCTCCTGACGTGTTGCCGTCGAAGTAGACTCCCTGAAACCTGCTGGTAATGATTGACTTACTGGCTGCAACTTTATCCAGCAAAACCCCGCTGTGGATGTATCCGTTGAGGTGACCGCCCGTTACTGAGAAGTCATCGAGCGACTGCACCCAAAAGCCATACTTGTAGAACCCCGTTGACTCGCTACCGAACTCCATGCCGTGGACGTGGACAGAGTAGCTTTGCGGGTCAACTGATATTCCATCGCCTGGGCCGACTACCGAGCGGAAGTTATAGGTGTCTTCGCCTCCGGTGTAGAGCAAACCGGTATTAGCTTTGAATTGGGTGATTTCTACCTGCCGCGCACCCTCGCTCAAGATACCGCCTAAATGCCCCCTGTACTCATTATCGGCCAGAAGAACTCGCCCCACGGATTTGAGGTGGATGTGGGCCGAGCCGTAGGGGAGGGTTCCGCCGACATCCGTCATGGCAACCGTCTCGTTGTGAAACTTGATACCGGTAATTGCCACGTTCCAGCTCATGGAAGTCACGGGGCTGGAGTGGCTGACAAGCACCGTGTCACCGTAGTCAGTGTTCCTGTGGATGACCGTAGCACCGCCGCCTTGCCCCTTAAGCGCGAAATATGAATTATTTATCGTGATAGTGGCGTCAGTCTCAAACACCCCATCGGAGAGGCATACTGCGCCGTAGGTGCCGACAGCTGCAATGGCCGCGTTGATCTGCACTTCATCCGCTGTGCCGTCTGCCAAGTAATCGCAGCCCGTGGTGTTGGTGGCGTTGGAGGCGCAAACGAGTTTGCTGCATGGCCGCTGTATCAATGCACTGGCAGCGGTAAACTGCGCGGCACGGGCGGTGGAATAGGAGGTGAAGGCGGCGGTAGATGTAAAACCCGTGTGGCCGCTACCGTCATAGTCGAGGTTGCTGAGTGCGGCATGGTCGGTAGATCCTGCCGGACCCGTTGCGCCTGTGGCACCCGTTGCCCCCGTTGCGCCGTCCGCGCCCTTCTGCGCCTGCATCTGCCATGTGTCATTCTGCGGGGTGGTCGGGCTTGCGGGAGGTATCCACGGAGGGAGGTTGAGCGACGGCAGTTTGGCCGCGAAGCTAGAGCCGTTGTAAGTCACGGAGTCGAGCGTTGAATAGTTGGTGAAGGCGGACCATGCCCCTAGGAAATTGAGCGTTCCGCCGTCCGTACCCGCTGCCCCCTGCGGTCCTGTCTCGCCAGTTTCTCCCTGTATTCCCTGCGGTCCGGTAGCTCCGCTGTATCCCTGGAACCCCTGTATCCCCTGCGGACCTTCGGGGCCAGTTTCGCCCTGTATCCCCTGCTCGCCGTGATCGGCGCTGATACTCCAATAAGCGGACCCTTCAGCGTCGGGGAGTTGGCCCGTGGATGTGGCAATAGCAATGTAGGTTGCTGCGGGGGTGCCATAAGAGACGGCATCATTGGCGTAGTACTCGACCACTTCGCTGTAAACCCCGCGCCATGCCATTGAGCCGCCAGCGGTGCCTTGGATACCCTGCACACCCTGCACACCTTGGATGCCTTGGATGCCTTGTAGTCCCGTTGCTCCCCTTGGAATGGAGAAGTCAAGTACCGCTGCCGAGCTGGTGCCGGTGTTATTGACCGTGGCCGAAGATCCCGCAGCGCCCGTGGTAACGGTGCCGACAGCGATGGTCGCTGCCTGTCCTGCCGGTCCTACCAGCGAGGAGATTTGATCGAAGGTGACGCGTCCCCCGCCTGCTCCGGTGTAGCTAGCGAAGACTTCCGGAGAAATCCCCGCCGTAGTCTCACCCGTGGCATTGAGCGTGCCGTCTGCCTCAACCTCAAGACCGACGCCGGGCTTGACGATCCCCGCGCGTTCGGTTGTGGCGACATTGGCAACAGGGGTAGCGGCCCCCTGCACAATCTGGCTGATGGGGAGTGCGAGGCATAGGGCAAGGGCGAGGTATGTTGCAAAGCGTTTCATGTATCCTCCGTGGTCGCTGTTCGGCGGCAAACGGTTAAAAAGTTAGAGATTACCTTCGCTGGTAAATACGGCAGAAGTAAGACTCTGCATTGTCCAGATGACAGTTCCATCGGTTACCGTATCGCCTACTACTTTCCCGGCTATACTAGGTGCAGCTACATCGCTAGTCCCCGCTGTGGTGCATTTCCATACTGTCGTTCCTGTGGTCCACTTTGCCCAAGTGTTGGACGTGTACGCAGTTGAATTTGCCCTGGTAGTGGAATACGCCCCACCCGCAGTGGTTACCGACCACGCACAGGGTTGGCCTACGGCGGAGGGGAACCTGACAGCCCTGTCGTTAACACCCCAAGTATCTATCACAGGGACGGCAGAAGCCTGCACTGTTCGCGTACTATTGCCCATTTGGGAGTTAGCGCCAGTGGCGACAACGGTGCAGTCATTACCGATAAATCTACCACTGTAAAGCCCTCTGATCTGATCGACGGTGTTGCCCCTGCACACGTTGCCTGTGATGCTCGGCACTGCCGCGCTGTCGCCGCCCACCAGCACAGAGTACGATGCGGAAGTCATCCCCTTGATCGTGTTGTTGGCAAATACGGTGGTCCCGCCCGTAACTGGCAAGAGCGATATAGCGGAACTACCTCCCTCGATATCAACACCAGAGGTGTTTGACCGTGTGGCGAACGCCACATATAGAGGTTGAAGTGTGGATTTAATCAGCCCGTTGGTAAATTTGACACTGGAACCGGAGGACAGTATGCGGATGCCGTTACGGGCAGCGGTCGTGCCTCCTATCTCAAAATTGTTCATTTGCAGGTTGTGTGCAGCGTTGGTCTCCATCAGCACACCGTACTGAGCGTTGTTGATCCTCACGTTGTTGGCGACAACCGAGATAGGTATAGTGCCTGCAATGTAGATGCCTTCCGACCCCTCGCCTATTCTCACGTCGGGCGCGCTGGTGTACCCTGTGCCACCATCCGTCACAGTGATGGTATCGACAGCCCCTGCCGATACTGTGGCCGTCGCGGTAGCTATACTCCCGCCGCCACCGAGAATCTGAATGTCAGGTACGGTGGTGTATCCTGAACCACCGCTGGTGATGTTGACCCCTGTGACCACTCCGCCCGATATGGTGGCTGTAGCCGTGGCCCCACTGCCCCCACCATTGTCAGCTAGATATCCGTTGATTTCCAAGTTGTTCAGCATCCCGTCAACCGGGCCGCTGAATCGGAGTACGTGGGTTGATGTTGGATATTCGCTGGTCAGTACCGAGTTGGATATTTTCAGGTTGGACCGCTGGAACTGCTGCGGGTCATTCCCGCCAGCCGTGATACAGTCGCGGTAGTAGGAGCCGTTGAGCTTGCTGTTGGTGATGACGAAGTTCTTTGTCTCCCACACGTAAACGTTGGAGCGATCCGTGCGGTCAATCTCGCAGCGGTTGACATAGACTCCATCGGACATGGACCCAATGATCCCGTATCCGCCGCCGATCTCCCCCGGCATTTCCTTTATAACCACATCCTCAATAGTCCAGTTCTTGCCCCGATAGACGAACACTGCGGTACTTGACGCCGTGGTGGTAATGTTGCTTGTGTTGCCATCCATAGTAAGGCCACGGATGGTGACATTTTCTGTCACTGCATCCAGCGAAGGGTCGCCCGATACTGGGTTGACGGTTGCGCTGGTTCCGAGGAAATAGACCGCGCTGGTGTAGGACCCGTCCTTGATCTTCAATGTCGCACCGTATCCCCAAACGGTGGTGTTGGAATACACCTTCATAAATGAGCCGTCCGTGGTGTAAGTCCGGCCAGATACCAAGTAGATATTGGCCCCCGCACCGTCAACAAAGGTCTTCTTTAGCGCAATGGTGTCATCCGCACCACCTGTTGCACCGTTCCATTCAGGGCGGAACTCTCTAAGACCGGTAACCGCTCCCGTCCCGTTGAACTTCTGCGCTAAGTCCCACCTTGCCGTGCTGCCCCCGTAGTAGACCGTATAAGAACCGTGGTTGATAATGGCCCCATTTACAGGCAAAAGTTCTAGTGTTGATGGGACAGAAAGATGTGCGGATAAGGTCTGATCTGTTGAATATTGCAGCGTTGCGCGTGTGTTGCCGATAGCCGCCACTGCCGCTGCTAGGGATGCGTAATCTTCCACGTTATAAACGTACCCTGAAGCGTCACGGACACTAACATAATCCCTGTCGTAGACCGTCACACCCGCCGCTGTCTTGATAACGAAGCGATACAGACCATCCCCAAACAGGGGGGCCGTGCCGTTGCTGTCCAGTGTGTAGGGGTTGGCGGCAACCGTTGATTTCGACCTGTTCAGCCAGATAGTTTTCGGGGTGCTGGTCCCTGCCGCGTATGCGTAGACCTTCCCCCCTGCCAGCGGTCCCGATGTGTTGCGGACCTGGGAGAGCAAAAAGGTGATACTCTGTGCGTTGGTGGCTGCTTCGGCGGGGTGAGGGGAGCCGCAAGCGGCAAGAAAGGCGGCTATGAGGAGGGAGGCGAGAAAGCGTTTCATGGTGGCTCCTAAGAGGGGTGAATACTTTTACACGGCATGGGGTCTTCACCGTGGATCACTTTGCATCGGGTTTCCATGCGCTCCTGTCGGAGCTCCAATTTGGCCCGTTCCGAGTTCTCGGTCTTTATGTCGAGGCGTAAGCCCTGTATCTCTGTCAATATCCGGTCAAGCCCGAATTTCATGAGAAAGGCGATGAGAGCTATCATCATCACAATCATTCCCGAAATTGCCGTCCAAATGATTATCTCGGCGCTTGGCATCCCTGCCCCCTAGTGTTCGAAGTGAGGCAAGGATGCCCCGAGTGTTAGCACTTCTTGCCGCCGCCCTTGGTCCCTTTCTTCCCGCCGCTCATGTTGCCAAAACGGGGCGGGTGCGGTGCCATTGCCATTGTCTTCTTCGGTGCGGGAGTGGTCTTCTTCGGCATGTGTGACTCCTTTGTGGTTTAATGGGTGCAAAGTACACTATTGGTTCATTAGTTTGCAAGAAGATTAGAACTAATCTTTGGATTCCCCGCTTTTCTCGTCAGTCATTGCCGCCAGCCCCATTGTTACCAAGTGGCTATTGATACGCTTTTCCACTACCTGCGGTTTGTAGCGTTTGGCTGCGAGTGTAAGCGTCTGTGCAAAGTCGGCATCGTAGAGAGCGCGAACTATAACCTTGTTGAGTTCTGCCGCGTTCAACTCGTTCAGTTTCGACAGCCCGATTTTACCAAGCTGCATAGTCCAATTGCCGCCAGGGACTAAACCTATTACCTTGCCAAGCATGGCCCTCGCCACGTTGTTATTTTCTGCCGTGCTGGAACTGCCGATTGCAGGTGTTTTAGCCGAGCGCGCTTGAATCTCAATGGCGTTGCTGACTTTCTTGAGTGCTGCAATTTTGCCGGGATCGGTGGCGTAAAGTCTCCGCATAGCGGGGGCGTACTTGGCTAGTTGCTTCTGCATGGCGGCGGGGGATATCACAGAATCTCCGCTGATAGTCTTCGCGGTGGTTTCGATCTTGGACACAAGGAACTCTTTGAAAGCGTTTTGCAGCCCCTTCACGCCTTGCTTGTCGTTTCCTATCTGCTTCAAGAGTTCATCGACTACAGCGCCGGTATTAGAAGGATTGGAGGAGAAAGCCGAGCCTATCGCCTTGTCAACATCCGATCCTAAGATTCTACTAGCGGCACTCTTGGTGAAATCAATCTCTGCCGCCCGTGCAATCTCGGCTTGTGCCTGCGCCTTGGCAACAGTGGTGTACTTGCCAGATATGCCATACTTGCGAAGCATGACCATGTTCTTGTTGAGCCACGAAGCGACAGCCTTAGCCGGTATCTCTCCAGTCAATGGATTGGCTTTGGACAAAAGATCTTGCGCGGCGTACTGGTCGGCATGGGCAGCGGCTTTATCTTTGCCAACGGCGCGGATAAAATCGTCTGCACCATCAGGTGTAAATACCTTGGGGGGTATCATCGCATCCGGCAGTTTGCGCCCACTGGCTTGGTTGCCGCTCTGTGTCACATCACTGATTACACCTTTGCCGAATCGGTCGAAACGCTCCTTTGAAACGTCCTTCGCTGCGCGGTATGCGGTCGCCACATCATCGGCAGGTTGCAGGTTATCTAATTGGTTGGTAATCTGCGATTGTCTGTCTTTCCACCCCTTTATAAGCGGAGAGTCTTCGGCTTTCAACATAGGCGGGGCGCTGCCTATTTTCTGCTGATACCTCGCGGCAATGCGGTCACCGTAGGTCTTACCGGTTTCGTTCACCTGTTTCATCCACAGATTGGGGGAGTCTCCCGCGTCTCGGAGCGCAGTGGTGATAGCCGGTATGTCGGGTTCAGCGGCTTTTGCCACGTTGCCTTCTGCAATTCTGGTTGTGAGGTTGTCTAGTTCATCCTTCAGTTTGGATGGATGGACCACTTTGTCCTCAAACAGTGCAATATCCCCGGCGTCTGCCGCCTCGCCCATTGCTTTAAAATCATCCCCAATAGCTTTTTTAAGCTGACCGAGAACGCGCTTGATGTTGGGGTCGGCATTCGGTGCAAACATCTTATCGTTAATGGTGCGCTCGATGCTTTGCAGCCCTTCCGTGGTCTTTGGCATCCTGTCGGCATAGCTGAGAATGCTTTTTACCGCCGTTTCTGTCTCTGCCACCATTGGAGTGTTTTTGAGCATTTCGGCGGCGTCATCGAAGTTGTTGGAAGGTATCGGGTAATTTGGTACTTTCTTCCAAGCTTCGCGCTCCGCCGATTTCAGGGGGGCTACAGCATCGTCTATTTCGTCGGCAATGCCTCTGCCTACGGTCTGCGAATCGGCAGGGTTAAGCGCACCCTTAGCCCCTGCCGCTCCACGCTCAGACTGCGCCGTGGTTGCCGCTATCTGGGCCTTTTTCTGGTTGAGAGCATTTACCACATCATCTATGGACTCGTCGCCCTTAAACTCGTTTTCCAGATACTCCTTGACCGCTGTTTGATTAGCGGCTCTCTGCTCAATGATGGTATTCCCCGCCGTGCCGGTCTGCGCCTCGATGCCCCTTTGCAATTTAATCAGCGCGGGATCGTTACGGGCTTCACCGAGTGAGGGTTTATATCCAGGGATGTTGACTTTTGCCGCTTCTGCCGCGTTCTTTTCATAGACAGCACCTTGGCCGGTGTTCTCTGCTATGGTTTCAGCGGCCTTGCGGTTGATGGCCGCTTTAGTCAATGCGGGGGTGTTGCGAGACAATGTGGTCGCCCCTTTACGGTAAGCATTTGCACCTGCACTCAGAACCTTACCGCCGACAGCGGCCAATCCTTGCCCCCCCATTTCGTACATGGCTCCTGTGCGAAGGTCGGCCAGCGTTTGGGGCGCTGACTGCGGAGCGCCTTCTATCGCGTCGGCAAGGTATTTCCCCGTAGCGTATCCGGTAGCGCCCCCTGCGACTCCACCGGCAATAGCCCCATAGGGAACGGTAGCGGGTGCGGCTGGTCCTCCTGCCAAACCTGCGAGACCTCCACCACCTGCGCCGAGTATCCCGCCGAGAGCCGCCCCGCCGCCTTCCAGAACTGGCCGCACGTAGGGCATGACGGTCTTGACAACCTTTTTTGCTCCGCGCTTGAGGGTTGCCAATGTATCACCGTCATCAGATTCAAAGGCTTCGCGGTTGGATGAATACGACTTGACCTCTTGGCCTGTCATCTTCGCGCCTTTTCCAATCTCGGATTGGCGCTCGTTCCCAAGTCCAGCAATCCGGTCGAGTATCCCGCCGCCTGATCCGCCGCCCACTTTTGCTGTGATATCGTCAAGGATGCCCATTATTGCCCCTTGTATGCCTGCCATGCGGCGGCTATCTGCTTATTCGTCCACTTCTGCGCTTTCAGTTTGGAGTATATGCGGCCCTGGATGTCAGCATCCGGAAGGTTGGCTTTCCGGTAAGCATCGTACTGGCTAGCAATGAATGATGTGCCAACTTCGGTATTCCCTGCCCCGACGTCCGTTTTGCCCCTGTTCCTCTGTTGTTTTCGAGTTTCTTCAAGCTGTTCCTGCACAGACTTCATGCGGAGCTCGCCAGCGTGCTTGGTTTCTTTTAACAGCGATTGCATATCCTTGATGGAAAGGTTCTTGTCGTGGATCTTTGCCCATTTTTCTTGTGCGCCCACGGAAAGTTCAGACACACTGCCAGCCGAGCCGGTCGCCAGTTTGCCGATCTCACTCTCTATCTCGGCAAGGTACATGTCATATTTAGCCTGTTGTGGGGAGCCAACTACTCGGCCACGTACAGCGCGGAGAGGTATGTTGAGCAAGCGAGTATCAAAGGTGCTTAGTTCTTTGGCGAGTTGGTCAACACGGCTGATCTGTGCGCCCATGTTCTTGACGAAAGACCCCATTGCACCTACCTGTTTCTGTTGCTGGGAGATAGACGCCTTGAATGCTGCAGAATCAGCCTTGAACGCCTCACCTTCTACTGCCGCGTCTATGCCTCTGACACCTTCTCCCCTGTTCCATGCAGCATATTCTCTTGTGTATTGCTGCCTCGCCTTGGAAGACGCACCACCAGCGCCTAAATCGGGTTTTTGACCTGTTGCCTTTTGGTTTTCAAACCACCATTGCTTTTCTTCTTTTGACCATTTAGAAAATTCATCAGGGCTGTCACCATGTCCGTTGCCATGATTGCCCGGCTTCACCACTACCGTAGTGCTGGTATCCTGAATCACGGGCTGAACCCGCCCACGGCTGCTCTTTTGCAACATCGCTTTTTTACCACCGATGCTATCTTGGTATGGTTCTCCCCATGTTTCAGGGGCTTCCTTGGGAACTTCGGCTTGTTTGAACGCGGTATGCTCATCCATCTCAAAGATAGGTTTGCCGGTCTGCGGATCTTGCCCCACTATCCGCGCCTTTTCTATGGTCCCGTTGCCACCGTAAGGGGTGGGCTTGCCGTTCACCATAAACAGCGCCTCAGGAGTGATGGGGCCGGAAAAGTAACTGCCCCTGTCCATAAACTCCATCTTCACCCCTGCACCGTCAAGGTCCAGCCCCGCAATCTTCATCTGAGTGTGGTAAAAGTCGCCAGCCTTGGCCGGGTCAATGAGGCGGTTTTTGACGGCATCCTGGACTTTGGTGAAGGCGTCAAAGGCGAATTTCTGTTTTTCCATCTGCGCTTTTTGCTGCTCTGCGGCCTCCTGCTCTCCAGCTTGAAACTCATAAGCTCTGGCAAGTGGATCGGTTTGGTCCTTGGTACCGTACCGGCCTATCATGGCGTTCTGCTGCCCTTTAAGATTGGCAAGGGTCAGCCCCTGTTGTTCTACACCTTGCTGCGCTTGCTGCATCTGGAGTGACCGCAACGGCGCTTCATCGGCGTACTGCTGATCCTGCCGCTTCAGTTGCGCCAGAGTTCCGAGCGTATTGGTGAGGTTGGATAGCCCCTGATTTGTAGATGCCCACGGATCGAATCCGGCCATAGTGACTCCCATTGTTACTTGTTGAGATACTGCCCCATCTGGTAAGCACCGACCGCGTTAGCCGCCGTTCCGCCCAAACCAGCCCATAGGTTGGCCTGCGTCTGCCCGTTCGTCATGGCGATATTGGCGAGGTTATTACCTGCGCTCATAGTGTTGTTGGAAACGTTGTTGGCGGCGTTCTGCCCCGCCCCTGCGATGCTCCCCGCAGCGCCCTGCCCCGTCTTCACCATGTTCCACAACTCGTTACGCTGCGTAGCCTCGTTGTTGGCGTTCAGATCACCCAAGGTACGCCCCGTGGAGTTGGCGGCAACGGTGCCGGACCCTCTCCCCATCATGCGGAGCGAGCGGCCCAAGTCCTCCAGTGTGCGCGACTTGGTGTATTTGAACCCTTCCGACTCCTGCGGCTTGAAGGTGGCTGTGAGCCGTTGCGGGGCCACGTTGGTTAGTTTGCCGTCTGCGCCCTTGTACCATTCTTGGGTTGCATCGTAAGGCAATACCCCTGCGTAATCGCCGTTACCCATTCCACGGGCCAACCGGCTTGCGGGGTCTTCACCGTTGCCGATGTCCTTTCTGAAATCCGCGCCAAAATCAAACTGTTTCCCCTGGAGCGCGTTCCAATTCTCTGATGCCAGTTCTTCAGGGGTCAGCGCCGTGGTGGTTGGATCGTCATATTGGAAATCTCCACCGTAAAGGGCGCTCTGAAGTGTGGCAATGGCGCGGTTCGATGGTTGGCGGAAAGGGTCAAAGTCCTGGCGCGTCTGGTCGTACATGTCCCATTGCACTTGGCTGGCAGCATCGGCGGCGTACTTGGTCGCGTTAGATGCTTTCTTAGATGCGCTGTTGGATGCCGCCATGCTTGCACCTGCGCCAACAAGCCCCGTTACTGCTACTGCCGTCGCTATACCTGACATGCCAACCTCCTTACCAAACCTACGTTTTTGCGGTAATCCGTGGTGATTTCCTCACCCAAGAGTGAAGCGCGACATCCTGCAATGTCCCTTGTCGCTACAGCGTATATATTGCCGCCATATTCCACCATATCAGCATTAGGATCGGCGCTATGGTTGATATATCGCCCTGCGGGGGTGCGTTGGTCGCCTATTCTTGCCGGTGCGATAACGGAGCCTATGGGGAAGTCTGCCGTTGCAAACAGCCCTTTGCCACTGATGGGAGAATCAAACACACCGCAACTGTAAGAGCCAGAGGGAAAGGGGATGCAATCGCTGGTATCCTCAGCCTGTGAGCGCACCGTTTCTTCGCTTATCCCAACTTCAACCAACATGGCCGCGTAATCTGCACGGTCGGATGCACGGTCTGATTCTATCTGTGGGATTGGCACTGATTGCGACTTGTCTAAAAAGTAGGCTTCTGCCTCTGCCACATCGTTTATGTCGGTCTTGTAGACATTGATCCATACCATGTCTGTCAAAACCAGACCTACCTTACGCCCTGGTTGCCCGATGAAAGTCAAAGGGGCTTCTAGCACAGTCAGCGAACCATCATCATTTCTCACTTGAACCGCGCCCTGCACTAATATGTTGATATGCTCAAACCGCTGATAGTGGCCCACTGCCACGGTCCCCGCTGGCATGAACACTTGCCGCATATACACGCTATCGTGGAAAGTGTGGACCACAGGGCAAGGAGATTGCGGCATTTGTACCATGAGTTGTTCCATTTGGTCTAAAATCTCGGACATATTACCCCTTACTGAATATTTCGCGGCTGCCCACGGTGTCCAATTCATAATGGTAGTGAACGCCGATAATGACAGGATCGTCAGCCGGTGCCGTCCCTACTGCCGCAATACGGGTGAGTTTCACAAACATCTGCCCCGCAATGTCGCCCGTGGTAAAGGTGGCTATGTCTTCGGCGATGTGGGTGTTAGCGGTGGTCCCTGACGGTATAACAATCTCTGTTGACACGGTAGTCGGCGCGGGGAAAACTCCGTTGCGGTCGGCCTGGGAGTATTCCAATTGGAACTTGACCGCTCTATCTGCCGCCACGTTGGTTCGGCTAACAAAGTGAATGTGCCACGTTGCAGTACTGCCCTCTTTGCCGTCATGGGCGAACTCTTGAGGGTCAAAGTCGTGGGTATCGTTGACAGCAAAAACATAGCCACGCAGGTTGCCGTTCCATGTTGTCAGTGTCGGATTGCCTGCGCCTGTGGTCTTCGGGGGTGCCATTGGGAAGAAAATATCTTTCCAGACTGTCGCGTCCCCCACAAAATGGGCCGTCCCGTCAGATTCAAACTCGCTGTAATCGGTATCGCTGCCATACTTCTTGCCGCTGATGGTCTGGGCCGTGCCTGTGCCTACTACGCTGTTGCCTGCGCCGATGCCGTGAACGTCCCGTGACGCTCCTACGTGGTCCTGCCAAACCTTACCCTGCGCGTCAGATAAATGACGGTCTTTAATTATGTCTGCGCTGGTGGGATCAAGCACGGATATCGCGTCAAGCATTGCATGGTCGGTGCCGTGGGGATTGCCGTTCACCTCTTCAATGTGGGATTGCCACGCTTCGCCGTCTGCAACTGAGATATGGCGGCTGTTAGCTCCGTCCTGCCAATCAAGGATGTCTTCAAGGTCGGAGTGAGGCCGAATGGTGATCTCGTTAAGGCGGCTCCCCGCTTTGTTGACAAGGCTCCACGCGATACCGGCTAAATTGCCAAGCGTCCGCACGAGGTCGCGGTAGAACTGTTCCAATTCTCGCGGCGATTTGGGTATCTGGTTGGCTATCACGAAACCACCTTGATATCTTCCTCAACACCGTCAAACACCACGCCGATATCCCCGCGCTTCACGTCGTAAGCGTACTCATTGCTGATTTTCAAGCCGAGTTTGCCCCATGTGCGCCATCCGGTACGGATTGACATGCGAGTCCCACCGTTGGCAAGGATGAATTCATCCTGACGCTTGTAGTATCTGCCGCACTGCCGCTGTTTCTTCGGTCCGATACGGTCGCCAATGGCCCCTAAAGGGATGCTGCGAGCGTTGCCCCACTCCATGCGTCCATCGTTACGCCAACGGTGCATCATAACAGGCTCGTCAACGCGGCTTTCGTCGGCTAGTGTATAAACCTTGCCGTCACCGCCGCCGACTAAGCGAGTTGTGCCGTCATAGGCGAAGGATTGACCGAGATAGTCACCGTATCGCCCCTGCATGTCGTCCCATTGCCCCAAAATGGCCCATTCTTCAGCGCGGATATTGAAGGCAAGGGTGAGGGAGGGAAAGAACAGGTCGTCAATGGTGACGTTGGCCTGAGGGAATGTGATGATGTAGAAGGTTTGCCCCCTGTGTCCTGTCAAGTGCGCCCTTGCCCCTGTGATATCTGCGTTCTGGACAGGTACACCAATGGGGAAGCCGATGATTTGCGGCGTTCTACCTCCTACCAGCCGTACTATCTGCCTGTTCCCTTGGATGATAGACAGGAAGAAAATGGACTGGCTGTCGTATGCTATAGTGTGGCGTTCCGGAGTGCCGAAAGGTTGGGCCGCTGCCTTGTTGCTGGTAAAGGGGTTCTCCACGTTGCCGCTGATATATGAGACATCAACGGACTCCGTGCCGATGGCATAAAGGTAATCGTCCGCCGTGGCAATCAGACCTTGCAGCGCATCCGGCTTGCTGGCGTTATTCTCATAACTCCACACGGCATAGGTTGGAACACCATCCTCCCCCACGGTATCGGAATAGGCGAAATCACCCGCCAATCCTCCTCCGTTTGGATCTTCTCCGTTTGCCACGAGGAATCCCGACAGATACGCCAGAGAGGTGACGTTAAGAGGTGCATCCCCCTCTGCGTTGAACAGTACAACATCCCCACTGATCTGGTGAATTGGCGAGGCGGCGGCGACAAAGACATGGTGTGCGTCTTCGGTGAAGGTGGGGGGTACGCCAGAGGTCAAATTGGTGTCGGCTATCTCCGTCTTTTGCCCTTCGCCATTGACGCGGTACAGTTTCCCCGCGCAAACGGCATATTTGACGCCATGTAGGGTAGACTGCCACACGTAGACCGCTACCGCGCCACCTTCCCCTAAATCGCAGTACTCTGCATGGTCCGGCCACATGTGCAGGCTTGTACCGACACGGAAGCCGTTTATGAGATGAGCCAGAACCGTGTCCTTGCGGCTGGTCTGATCATTCTCAAGGTCCATTTGACCGAATGCGAGGGGGATTTTTGGCATTATTCCGTGTCCATCCTGCGTAGTGCCTGCAATTTCTGCCTTTCTAACACTTCTACCAGTTCCATCAGGTTTTCACAGCCGGTCCAACAATGGGTATAGTCGCCGTCATTCCACTTCGTGGTTGCCATTAACTCAGTGATTTCGCCCCGTTTCGCCTGTTCAAGGAGCGTCTCCAGAGTATCAACCACTTGTTGGTTGTACTTCGGGGCTATCTTCAGTTTGGCTATTTTCGCTGCTTGGCCCATCAGAAATACTCCACTGTGGTGGTTTCCGTATCCTGCGCGCTTGCCAACTGCCGCCTGATTCTGCGCTGCGCTGCCACCGATCCCGCCATGATCCGTTGGGTGCTGAGGGAATCTTGAGGGTATGAACCTAACAGCACATCCGTTGCCGCTACAATGGCAATAATGGAGTTCATGAACCGAACAGGGATAGCCTCGCCGTCGCCCTGCGCCCATGTAACCAAACCATCGTCTTTCAACTCCTGATAAACTGCGTCGTAGGCGTCAAGTACGTTCTGCTGGTCTTCTGCGTCAAGGCCGCTTCGCTCGTAAACTCCAAGTACCGATAGCACCTTGATTGCCAACTGTTCACGGGTGATGCCTGCCGCTGTTGACCCTGCTCCGCCCGTTGACCCTGCCGCCGTGCCTGGGGCGAGGTCATCACCTATCAAATCCCCGTTGCCATCGAATATCTCAATAGGGAAAGGGCCGGGAGCTGCGGGAAGGGTAACGTCTACCGTGTACCACGATTGGGTAAGCGAAGACGTGGGGAGTTCCGCAAGGAACACGCGACAATTGGCCGTGTCCTCTGCCGACTCAACCCCATTGGCAAAGTCCCAATATCCCGCGCCGTAGAGCATACGGGCGTTGATTGCAAGACTGCCTAAATCCTTGTCATACCGTATCGAAATGGGGTACACGGCGGCTCCTTACTCGGTTGCTGCTGTTTTGGGCTTCCTGCCGGGCTTCTTTCTGGCCGGTACTGCTACGATCTGGGGCAAAGCCGGTGCGCCCTCAACTATTGACATCTGTGCTTCTGCGATAACATCGGCAACAAACGGAGTATCGGGCTGCTTTGTGTCTTCCTCTTCGGGCAAAGCCTCAAAGTAACGGTTGCCGCTCAGCCGCTTGATCGCGGTGGCGTCCGTCACATCCGGCTCGTTGCCGTTGCGGAAGTCGTACCCGTAAGCCCTCATACTGTCGCTGTCACCGATGTATCTGAATTTCATATTATCCCCTTAAAGCTGCGGGGTAGAGTCGCCCCTACCCCGCTTTGGTCTATCAGGCGTCCGCAACGGCACTGACGTACAAGGTGAGGACCGCCCAGTCAACGGCGTCTCCGCCCTGGCCCCACTGGATCTTGTTGATGCCACGGATTTCCATGAAGCCAACACCGTGGGAGAACTCGTAATCGTCCTCTTTCTTGATGGTGGTCTTGGTCCGCTTGGCCCATGCGATGCCGAGAGCCTGCGCTCCGCAAAGGAAGCAGGGAGCCACGTTGATTCCTTCCGCGCCTACCGCCGACAGCACCGGCAGTTCCGGCATTTCCCTTACGATTACGCCGTCCCACTCGATGGAGGTAGGACCGGAGTACAGCGGGTTTTCCTTGCTGCGCTCCATTGCGGTGTCCCAGTGGCCATTCGCTACCATCCATTTGCGGAGGTCGCGGAAAGCAAGGGCCGGAACGAACATCACGAAGGTCTCGTTATCCTCGCCGTAGGTGAAGGGGCGGATGCCGTCACCGTTGGCGGTGGTGGCGGTCTGCGCCATTCGCTTTGCCAGAGACACCACATCGCCGGTCAGTTTATCGTCGGTGTCGTTGATGGTGGCGAGGGAATCGGCGTGGACGTTGGCGAGATTGTTGGCCGTGGAGCCGCCGAAGAGAACGCGGTCGGCGTTGTCTACCAGCCACGTGTTACGGGCGGCGGCGTTCGCTGAAGCGTAGACCACGCCGTTGATGCTGTGCAGCGCGTCGTTGATGCCGTTACGCAGGTAGCGCATGGAGAGGTCTTTCAGCGCGACCTTACCAGCGTTACGGATGTCGATGGGGCTTGCCTGCTCTTCCATGCCGTTGACGGTGACGGCATCGCGGACCACGCCAACGGTGATCTTGTGGCCGTCGTTGGGGAGCGCCTTCTCGAAGCCGACAAGGGCGGATGTTCCGGTATTCGGGCCAGCGGAAGCGTCGAGAGCGCCCACAAGATTGATGGTGATAGCATCGCCCTGCGTCTTGGTCAGGTTTTCTTTGATCTGGATGATGGCGTTTTCATCCGTTCCCATGTACCGCTTATAGCGGTTGGAGCGGACGTACTCGGAAAAGAAGGTGTCTTCCCATTGGGTGACACGTTCGGCGGCGGTGGTCTCGGTGCCAAACAGAACACAGAGTGGAGATCTTACAATCGCGTGAAAGTTGAAAAAACCTTTCAGGAAAGCTTGCAGACGTTTCATTGTGTATCTCCTGGCGGGTAATTATCCCGCAAAGGGTTGCGACTCTCGCTGGTCTAGCCGAGGATTTTACCCATCGGCGTTGGCCCGTTGAAAGTCTTGGTTGTCGTTCGTTCATTGCCGACGCTGCGCTGCTCGCTGAACCCGCCACCCTTGAGCTTTTCCCTGATCTTGGCTTCGACCTTCTCGGCCTCTTCCTTTTTCAGGTCTGCAAGGATTTCGGCTTTCAGTTCGTCACGAAGTTTGGCGCGGTACTCTTCGGGGTCGCCTAATTCCTGAAACTTCGCCATTTTCTGCTTATTGGTGGCAGTCTGGTAGGCAAATTCAGCAGGGTTCGGGTCGCGGAGCATCCGCTGGTGCAGTTCGGGGCTTTCCTGGATCATCCCCGCGAACACGTCGAGCTTTTCCTGGAAGTCGGCGTATTTCCCACGTGCATAGGTCTCGGAGATGTTCAGCCGCTCGGCAACCAGCTTTTGTTCCATGCGCTGTTCAAGTGCCGATAGTTGCGCTTCGGGGTCTTCCCAAAAGTCGGGCTTTTCCTCTTCCTTTACCGGATGTTTGAGGCGTTCCCTTTCAGCGTCAAGTTCGGCGGTCTTCTGGCGCAACCGTTCGCGTTCCTTGGTCAGTGCGGCGAGTTCTGCGCGGACGGCCTCGGCGGTAGCGTTGGGTTTGGCCTCTTCCTGATTCTCTTCCTTCTCAGCGGCGACCTGAGACGCTTTCCCGCCCGTTTCATGCTGTCCGGATTCTTCGTTTCCCGCGCCTTCGGTTTCCGTCTCTTCACGGGGTGATTCTTCGTGAACAGTTTCAGACTCCCTATCCGGCATAGTCGGGTTGAGAATGTTGTCCATGTCTTCCATTTGCTTCTCCTTACGCTTCCGATATAGCCCGAAGACGGCTCTTGTATTAGCTTCCGATTGGCCCCGAAGACGGGCTGCAACCTACTTGGGGTCGCGGTGCATGATCTTCCAGCAGAATCCCAGCCGCTTCCAGAACGGCAACTTGCAAGCCGATCTTTTGAAGTGGTCGAAGTCCTGGCGGAAGGCTTCTCTGATTTCTCTCTGCTCTTGCTCGACGGTCATTACTGCTCCTGAATGTAGATCGTCTTCGTCGCGGAGCTGGCCCCGCCGAAAACGATGGTAGACACCTTGACGCCTGCGCCGATACGGGTGCCGATACCAAACGGACCCTCATTCGCGCCGGAAGCGATGGGATAGGCTGCGCCGGTCCCGTTGATCTTGTAGGTGACGGCGGCATTCGGCTGTACCCTGACTACCTTGGTCCCAGCGGTGGGAGTGTAGGTTACGTCGGCCTTGGTCTGCGTTACGGTGGTGTTACGCAGGGGGGTGAATACCTGCATTGCCGCGCCGTTGCCGTCCTTGTGGATGTTGCCAGCGAAGGCGACAGCGGATACGAACAGCATGGCGCAGAGGGTGAGTGCTACAGTAAAGCTTTTCATGGTGGATCTCCTTTTATGGGGGAAGGTGTTACTTCAGCATGTCTTTAGCATGGCGCATGGCTTCGGCGTCACTTTTGGCGACGCGTAACTCTTCGCCTTTTGGCCCGTAGCAAGAGACGGTCAGGCCGTTCTCCGCTTTGGTAATACGTACTGTCTTGGGGTCGGAATAGCCGACCGGCATCGCCATGTTGCCCTTGCTGGCTGTCTTCTTGGCCGGTGCTGCTTTCTTCGCGGCGGGTTTACCCCTGGGCGGTCCCAAGATACTCTTCATCGGGGTTGCTTTCTTCTTCACATGCCCTCCATCTGCCCGGCTAACATCATCTGTTGCTCGGTCATTTGCGGTTGATTGACTAGGCTCTCCGCTTCGGCCATGCTCTTCAGCGAGGCTGCGCGGTTCTTCTCCGTCTCGCTCTGTGTTTTCTCTAGATTGGCGGTCATCTGGTCCATCTGCGCTTGCATCTGCTGCATTTGGGATTCCTGCGCGGCTTGTGCCTGCTGCGCTGCGGGGTCTTGCTGATCGCCACCCTTCAGCCGCTCAAGGATTTTGCTCTTGTTGCGAAGCGAGGACGATTCAATGAGCATTTCCAGCATGGCCGGTTTCTGCATGTCGGGGATGGCGGGGAATATAGCGGTGAGAGCGTCGAACTGCTCCTGCATAACGGTGATGGTATCCGGCACTTCATCAATGATGATGTCGACGTCAATCCGGGTGACTTCGTTCTTGACCTCTACAACCTCGTTTAGCCTGGGGTCACCAGCGAACTCAGGGGGCAGTTCGCCCATTTCATCCTGCAACTGCTGGCCGAGAGTGACAGGCTGATTCAAGCCTACCCATTTCAGGTTGTTCTCATCGTCGGTAACACGTATCCATTTCTCAGCGGTCCAGAACTGTTTGATTCGGTTCCATACTGCGCGATAGACGGCGTTGTTGAACGATGCGAGACAATCAAGGAGGGGCTTTATCTCTGTCGATCCTCCCTGCTGCAACCTGCCTATTGCCTTGCCGCTCAACCCGCGCTGGTCGGAGCCTGAGAGAGCCGCGTTGACGCCTACCGAGTCAATCTCCTGTTTTGCCTCCTGCAACATGCTGAACTGAGCCGCTGCAAGGTCGCCAGTGGGCAGAATTCCGAAATCCTTGCCGAATTCCCCCATTTCAACTTCAAGGTGGCCATCCGGCTTGGCAAGCTCACGCTTCGCCTTGTTCACGTCCGATACTGAGCCCTTGGTGCCGAACGTCTGCCGAACGGATGCGAGGTGCAGCCCCTTGGATGCCCTCTTGTTGATCTCGTCCTGCAAGTCGAGCCATGCCTGCACCCACCCGTAACGGTCGCCATTGCGTTTTACATGGGCTGAGTAAAGGAGAATCGACCAATCAGGGACGCCGTTCTCGTCAACGTAGGGTGACGGTTCGGGGTCGGAGAGGATTCCGCCCTTGGTAAACTCACAGGTGTAAACTTCTTCCCCACGTTTGAACTCCACCTTGACGATGCGAACGCGCTTGCGCTTGTCATCGGCCCAACGCAGGCGGGGGGTGTCATCGTAGGTGCTAGACATGGACCCTTCTTTAGAAAGGGTATTGGAAAGGGCTTCGCGCTTGCTTGGGTAGCGGTCTACGGCTTCCTCAAAATCCATCCAGATAACGCCGCCACGATAGCGAGCATCGGAGAAATCCTTTTCGCGGCTGTGCGGGTCCCAAAAGAGGCGGTCCCACTGAAAGCGGCGGATGCAAACGTCAATATCCTTGCCACGCCCTGGCTTAGCATATACCTCAACGCCGCAAACCCCCTCTATGGTGAGGTTTTCAAAGCATCCGGATTTGGTATCGGTAAATTTGGCTTGATCGCAGACAAAGCGGATGGCATCGGTGGCCGCGCTTGCTGCGTCATCGTCACCGGGGGTGCGGGGGAAAGCCTTGGGATCGGTGCGGGTCTGTGTTTCCATCCCTTTGAGGAAATCGACCTTGGGCTTGATTCTGTTGCGGGTAACGGCGGGTTGCTTGCGCTTGCGGAGTGCGGCTTTCTCGGATTCCGTCCACTGGTCGTGGTCGTAATAATCTCGACATTTTTCAGCAGACGTGCGGGAGTCGTAGGAGAGTTCCTCGGCTTCCTCGAAATACTGGATAACTTGGGTGAGGGTAATTGCGGCTTTTTCGGCCATTTAGATTCCTTCGCTTGAGCGAAGCACGCCAACGCTGCTAAAAATGGCTAGGGGAGGGTTCATGAGGATAAAAACACGGATTCTTTAATTAGTCAAGAGTTTTTATTCTGCCTGCCATGATCTTAGCATTTAGCTTTCTCCCTAGGCCCAATGGATACAAGTATTTTTCGCACTCTTCGGGTGTGATCAATCTAGGCCCAAGCCCGTGTTTCTTCCCACGTTCGTCTTCCAAGGCAAGCCTGCGCATTATCTCCTCGGCTTTTTCTTTGTTAGCTTTGTTCCTCGCGCTCAGGTATCTAGGCTTTCTCATTGGGCCTCCCACGGGAATTTGAAGCCTTCTCCAAACTTCCACCTGTTGTACGGAGCTTCGGCGCTTTCCTGACCTTTCTTCAAAACTTTGCGATCGGCGTCAAGACCTTCCGCCACGCCGACCGCGCTGAGTGCGTCCGCTTTCAATATGGCGTTGTACAGTGCCAATATCAGTTCATAACTTCCCATTTTACCCTCCCTATCTCGCCACCTGTGGCAGCGGCCTACTGTAAAGGTAATGCAACAGCCCCTGCCCCGTTCTCTGCCGTCCCTCTGGCTTGGTGCGCTCCATGCCAAAGTTCTTGCTAGCTGGACATGGGCGAAAATATCGGTATCGGTGCGCAGAGTCGCAATAGCGGCGGGACGCGAAGTCGGCGGCACTCTCGCGGGGTTTCTGAATGAGGGGGAGGCCACATTCACAGTAGCGAGCCATCACCCCGCCTCCTTCTCTCGCCGTGCCTCTTTCTTCCCTGCCAGTTTGGGCCGTTCAATCATCAGACCTTCTGCGAACCGTTCGAGGTCGGCTTTGACCAATGAGAAAATGGCCTTGTAGTGTTCGCCGCTTGCCATGTGTTTCTTGAGTGATTTTTCTGCGAGGTGTTCAGCAAGGGCTAGTTGGTTCAACTCCATGATATCCAGGGTATCGCGCAGTTTGGGCTTTTCCGACTGGACCAGTTGAAGACATTTGTAACATGCCACGGTCACATGCTTGTAGTAGAACTGAGCGTTATGGCTCCCTTGGTTCTTGGCATACTCCACAAACTCGCTGATAGTGTCAGTAGCTTCCTTCCTAGCAAGTTTGCCTTGTTCTCTCTGGGTAACCCATGAGGCGTTGCCCTTGTTTGTCTGTTCAACAAGCAGCGTCTTTTCCATGAGGTAAAACGCATCGTTGAACTTAACCTGCCACTCAAGAGCTTTGGCCCCTTGGAACCGCATTGCCAACAAGGAAAAAGCGCGGCGGTCCATCATGAATCTTTTGAACCTTTGGCCGTGCCATTCCCGCTCAGTTTCCACAAAGTTTAGGTGTGCGGATTGACACACCTCAAGTTTGCCGTACTCATCTATCAGCCTCCTGATAACCCTCATCACATGGACGTGTTGATAGCCAAACTTATCAGCCACCATTTGGCTATCGCAATATACTTCCCCGCGCTGGACCTCTACCAATTCTTTCATGCAAATCGCCCCTTACGCCGTGGTATCTCAATTAGGTGTTAAAGTATCACACCTAATGTGCCAGCGCAAGGGGGAAGTTACGCCGTTTTCCACCCGTCCCCATCATCCTCATCTTCGGGGGGGTAGTAATCCTGTTGCCGTTTCTGCTCCGATGTCGGCGCACTGGCTCCGAAAATGTTATCTAGCGCCCTGCCGATAAGCGAGCAAACGTCAACGCCGTCATCCTCTGCCCCTGCCGGAAAGCGGGATAACTGGCGCAGGAGCCGAGCCGCCCACGGAGAGTTAGCGGCATTGGCGGGAAGGTAGACCTTCTTCATGGCCCAACGGGATTGAAAGCCCCTTGCCCTGGTCGGCTTATCACTTATGGATGCGAGCCATTGGAAATCACAGTACACCCGCCTTTCCCTGCTTCGCCTCAACAGTGTAGGCTCCACAGCGCGGCGGATCGGGCCAGCTTCGCCATACCACGCTATCGGCTTGTGTCGCTGCACGAGGTCAAGCTTTTCCTCTATCCACACGTCAGATGTTGTCTGGCCGTACCACCAATCGAGGATGTAGAGGTCGTCGTTCGGGTCTACGCCAAAGATGCCGTGTTCCGTCCAGTCACCGCCGCCGTCCGTCACAGCATAGTCGGATGCACCGTAAATGCGTAGGTGTTTGGGGCGAGTCTCATACCACTGGCAGCACTCGGTGCGGAAGTAGTCGCCCTCTTCTGACGCTGGTATCTGCTGGTAAAGAGCGTTCCACGTCCTTGGCACTCGCTTGAACTGTGCAAAGTGTTTCTCGCTAAACCATCCCGGCCAAAGGTACTCGCCTATTTTCCTGCCGACAGGATCGTCTGCCCGTTCGCATTGCGCCTGGATGCAGACGACTCGCCACGTCTCGCCGTCCCTGCATACTATGTCGCCGGATTCGCCGCTCCATTCTTTGGGAAGGATGCGGCCAGCTAGGTCATCTTCATGCCATCGGGTTTGGATGATCACTTGCCACCCGCCAGGAATGAGGCGGGTTAAAAGGTCATCTTGATAAGCTACCCATGTGCGATTTCGGATGATTTCTGAGTCAGCGTCAGCTCTCCCCCTAATAGGGTCATCAATAATGATGCCGTGCGCCCTTGAGCCTGTGATACCGGAAAGGATGCCCCCCGCTTGATACTCACTGGTGTTTGACAGCGCCCATTCGTCGGCGGCGCTAGTTTCTGTGCTGAGGGTCGCAGAGAATATCGGGCCATACGACTTGCTGCGGGTAACCTGTCTCGCTTTACGGCCCATACGTTTGGCGAGGTCAGAGCCGTAGGAAGTAGCAATTATCTTGCTACCTGGAACTTTGCCAAGAAAGTACGAGGGGAATACAACTGAGGCGTAGGTCGATTTGGCGCTGCCAGGAGGGAGGAAAAACATCACTCTTTTGACGGTCCCGACCACAACCTCGTCAAGCGTAGTCATGATAATCTCATGATGCTTTGCCACGGTAGTTTCAATGGGCGAAAACATCCACTCTTCGGGGTCTTCCGAAACAGGAGCGCCGGGGATCTCTATGGAGTTGGCAAAGCCAATGAGACTTTTACGGGCGAGGCGGCGGCGGAGGAGTTCACGCGCTGCTTCTTGGGGGGAGAGGTTAGCCATTTGCGCCGGAGGCTATCGCGGCCAGCATATCATCGGAGAGTTCGTGTTTGTGCTCCATTATCCCCGTCACAGGATTATCTTTGCTTCCTACTTCTTTCCACATGTTGAGGTTGCGGCCTATCAGTTCAAGCGCCCCCTTCTTCTCCGGTAGCTTGATTTTGGTGAGCACGGTTATCCCATCCGATTCTTCACCAACGACCTTATGAATAGTCTCGATGCCACCAATTACCGCCGCTTGGTCAGCATCAATCTCGTTGATGGGTTTCAGCCGTCCATCATCGTCAAAAAACCCCCGTGGGTCGTAAAATGCAAGCTTGGCAAGCTCCATCATCACGCGGTCTGCTGTAATTTCCAGCCGCTTGGTGCGTTCCACTCTCAGTTCGTCAATTCTTTGACTTATGCGAACATCTGCAAACATACGTGCTGCCAAGGTTCTTGCTGAATCATAGGCGCAACTAGGGAAAACCCGCATGTATGCACGAGTCTGGTTTTCCCCTGCATCAGACACGAACTCACGACAAAGCCACTCTTCTTTTTCAGTGAGCGGCTTCTCTTCTATTGTGGCGTCTTTCTTCCCTCCTGCCATTACTGGTAATCCCCCTGCGCCCCTTCGTCGTTCTGCCGGACCTTCAGCACTATCAGCCGTTCATCCACCATGCCGCTTGCCGTGGTAATCCTGTTGACGATGTTGTAGCACCCCGCTTTGCCGCTGATAGTCGCGCTTGCCACCTGGCCGCTGAGCGAGGGGGTAATGGTGATAGCGTCCCTGCATGTCCACGTTGACTCGGTAATAGCATCGCCGTTGAGCATGGCGGTGTAGTCGATGGAGTAGGTGAGGGCGGCGTTCTCCTGCTGCTGAAAAACAGCGCGGAGAGTGGTGAGGGGGTTAATGGTGCGGTCTGATAGGTTCATGTGGTTCCCTCCTTCTTCGCCATCCCTCTCCCCTTATGCTCTACCAATTGTGCTGGTCGTTATACTCTTCATCAAGAAACTGCGCCCATAGGATGTAATAGGCGTCCTCTTCATCGGAGGGTGCGGTCAGCCCTTTCCTCTTGGCCCACTCTGCAAACTCTTCCGTTATGTCCATGGCCTTATGCTCTACCCCGGATGGTGCGCTTATATCAGAGACGTCCGGGGTGTCTACGGCTTCTGCTACAGTTCAATGCGATTGAGAATACTGTCTACGCGGTCACATGCCCAAGAGATGCGCTTGCGGATGGACCGTATGGAGTCAGCCAACGGCACCAATTCCTCTTCTTTGGCATTCTCGCAGCAATCGACGTTGGGATAGTCGCCGCGCATCCCCTTGGCTAGCCTCTCCTCCAGTCGGCCGATGCACTCTGAGAGTCGACCTTGAACGCGGTCGAGTTCCGATATCTGTTCCTCGGTCTGAGACATCCTTGCCGCCGGTTCCAGACACCCGTTTGAAGTTGTGCGGTGCGCTACCGTCGCTCCTACCTTCTGGCCTACGTATTCCACTCTTCCTTCCATACTCCCTCCTGTGGTGTGGTTGCTGTGTTCCCCCTACCGGTAACGCTCCGGCACCTCCCAATCTGTGTTGGGGCTCTCTTTGAGCTAAGGGGGATCTTACAAGCCCGATGCCTAAGCAGAGCGGGAACGGTGTTAACTTCTTCTCGGTCTTTCCCGAGTGCCAGCCTGAATCTCACGCACATCCAAGCTTGACGGTCGGCTACTGGTGGAGGGGCCACGCCGACACTGGAGGTTGCACTGATGAGGTGCGTTAACGGCCACGGCTCCAGATTAACCGAACGAATAGCTCGTTGCGCGGGAATATATCCCTTCATGAGAAGAGTGTCAATAAAAACTTATGGGGAGAAAGTGCACACTTGGGGCGCTATCACGGTAGTGTCTCGCTGTCAGCGGCTCCACCGTCTCCCTGCCGTCGGTGGCTGACAGGCCCTCGAAAGGCCGTAATACCCCACCGCCCACCACTGCATAAAATAAATTGCAGATTTGTTTATAAATAGTATTGACATAGTACACGATTACCATTATATTGTTATTCAAGAACTGAGCAACACGAAAACGGGGGCGGACATGAAACTAACACAGAACAATATGGAACGCTTGCAAGACATGTTACTGCGCGGCGAAATGACCGCTGACCAAGCAAACGTAGAAAAGGTAAAAATGGCGAGGGTCCAGGTTGTCACAGGACGACTTCCCCAACAGGTCCGCAAAGCATTAAATGCCGCAGCCAAATGTGGCGAACTTAAACACTTAGCAAGAAACGGACGCAAACCCGAAGTTTACTTTCACCCCAGTTTTGAATACTTGGCAAAACAGGCCCGTGCCGATTACGAACGGGAAACGCTGAACGCATTGTCAGGGGTTTGCACCAAACCATCTGACGATTTCTAACCCTTCCCACTGCCTAGCCGGGGCACCGTACCGGCCTAAAGGAACTACCATGCAAAGACAGATCAGCCTGACACAAATGCACGACACGAAGTTGACCGGCCTCATGCTCAAAACCGGTCTTTCCCGTTCCGAAGTGTTGAGACGCGCTATCGACGCACTGTTTGACAAAGAGCAAGCCCACGACAAGGAGTTGTCTAAATGAACGAGTTGATAACCATCGCACAAGGTAACATCGGTGGGGAGACTGTCCAGACGGTCAACGCTAGGGATATCCACTCTTTTCTTGAGAGTAAGGCGGAGTTCTCCAACTGGGTCAAAACACAGATCGAAAGGGCAAGGTTGTTAGAAAACAGGGACTTCGTTTGCACGACAAATATGTCAGGCAAAAAGCGGGGGGGCCACAACGCGAAAGAGTACCACTTGACCACGGAAGCCGGTAAGCACATCAGCATGATGAGCGGGTGCGACAAAGGTTTTGAGGTGAGGGATTACTTCATCGCTTGCGAGAAAGCCGCCTTGAAAACTGCACAGTTCCAGATTCCGCAGACCTACGCTGAGGCTCTGCTACTTGCATCGAACCAAGCCAATCAGCTCGAAGAACAAAAGCCCCTTGTGGCATTTGCGCTTGCCGTGAATGATCTGGAAGAGTGCCGCAGACGCAGATGCCGGGAAAAGCCCCGTCGAGGTAAAAGTGTTCGAGGGGCCGACACCCGAAAACGTTTTCAATCAGGCCGCCAACCACTGCGATAAAATCGGATTCAACGCAACTTTTGACGATGCCAAGTAGGGGAGCCACGAAAGTCTATACTGGACACCTTTTGTAAATAACCCCCACCGCCAGCCGAGCGCGGCAGACTCGGTATTCAATCTCAGGAGGGATGAAATGGAAAAAGTAACTTTCACCGTAACACTGGCAGAACTTCGCAAACAAGGTGCCTGTGTCAGCGGCTACAACAAACTGGTATGCTCGCTCAGCGGACAGGAGTACAACTCAGATCGTGACATCTACATCCGGTTCGCCCACAAGGAGCCTATCAACCTACTTCATATCCTGGAGTCCAATGGCGCCGATGATTGTCTGTGGGCGCTACGTGCAGTGAAACACCCCGACCGCGACAAGATCGCCCGTTATATCGCCTGTGACTGTGCCGATTCTGTACTCCATATTTTCGAGCAGGAGCGACCCGATGATACCCGCCCACGTGAAGCTATTGCTGTTGCTAGGAAATTTGCCAACGGGGAAGCCACTGAAACCGAACGGGCCGCAGCAGGGGCTGCAGCATGGACCGCAGCAGGGGCCGCAGCAGGGGCCGCAGCAAGGGACGCAGCACGGGCCGCAGCAAGGGACGCAGCACGGGCCGCAGCAGGGGCCGCAGCATGGACCGCAGCAGGGGCCGCAGCATGGACCGCAGCAAGGGACGCAGCAAGGGCCGCAGCAAGGGACGCAGCAAGGGACGCCCAGTCGACAATCATCAAGTCCTATTTGGCTTAACCATCCCAATACAATCTCAGGAGGGAACACATGAAAGTAACCGCCGCCGTATCCCACACCGCGCAGTTTGCCACTCCCCACATCTGCCTGTTCAACGTGCTGATGTCCCGCCGCTACCCTTCTCCCAACGGGGTTGGGGTCCATACCAGCATCATCAACGCCGTGCCGCTCACCTATGCCGACGCCATGACAAGGGTGCAGGGACTGCTCAAGCCACTGGTGCAGGGTGTGCCGGGGTTTCAGTCTGTGACCGACTGCTGGATGGAACCGGTAGACCTCAACGGCTTTACTTTCGCCAATGAAGCGGATCGGGACGCTTGGCTGCTGGACGTGGTACGAGGGATGATGAGGGCGCGGGAGGAAAGGGAGCTTGAACAACACCACAGGGAGAACGCGGGGATGATAGTGGCTCTGGCGGACGCTATCGCGGCCAACGCGGGGATGCCTGCACGGCATGATGCGACAGAGGGGGTGACAGCATGAGAATGGCCTACTACTCCCACCCCTGCCTACAGTGCGGTAATATGACCAACGGCAAGAGCTACTGCCCTCCGTGCCTGAAAGTTATCTGCGCACCTGGGCAGCCTGCTCCGAGACGCGACATATTCTGGACTACTCACAGCCATACGGCGGGAGGGAATGTATGAAGGTACAAAAGCAGATAACTGAGGGGTTCAAGCCTGTAACCGTTGGGCTGATATTCGAGACAATCGAAGACGCTGAAAAGTGGCGCAAGGCCATGGGACAGGCAAACGACTTTGACCTCCCTGGATCTCGGCAGCTTTGTTGCATCCTTGACGGGGTGCTCCGATGACCACTTTCATGCTATGCGTGGTATCTGCCACGGGGGGAGCCTTCGTCGGCGTGGTGATAATGTGCATTTTGGCCGTGGGGCGGGATCATGATGAATAAACCCCGCACCCTGTCATTCATGACCTACCTCACCCTCGCCTTCATCACCCTCGGCACCCTCGCCCTCTACCACTACAGCGGTCAGCTGGACGGAGCGGCAGGGGTGACGGATGGGGAGGTGGCGGGGATGAGGAAAGAGGCGCAACGCAGGTATTACGAGGGCAAATAGCCCATTACAAGGAGGGAGTATGAAAACGAAAATAGAGAGGCTGGAAAAGGCTGTTGAAATTGCTCTGGACTCATTCACTAACATGAAACAGTTTTCTTTCCGCGCAGATTCGGAAAACGCTGCTAGCGCAATAAGGGCTATCCAGCAAGTTTTAGCTTCTCCCCCTGAGATGGAGACGGTGGAGGTGACGGTGTGGGCCATAGTCGCCCCGTCTGGGTTTGTCGAAACGACAAGCGGCAACGAGGATCTTCAGCGGAGCCAAGTTGGTAATGATAATTCCCCATTTTTCAAATACCAAGTTGTATCGCTCACCGGCTCCTACCAGCGCCCCAAGAAACAGCCTGTAGAGAAGATCTGGACCTTGCACAACGCCTCTTTGGTAGAGGACCGTTCAGGGTCTTGCAGATGGGTAAGAGTGGCACCATTCCCGGATGACATCCCCATCGGCAAAACTGGCACCCTCGTTTACACATACACCGAGTAACCCCCTTCGCGGCCCCTTCCTCACTGGACAGGGGCCGCGCTTCGTCTAACTCTAGTTTCCTGCGCTGTGTTGCCGCTTTCCGGATGTCTTATGGCACAGGTGCAAACCAACCCCTACCCTTACCGCTCTCACCCCTTTAAGCGCGTTTTCCTTCTCCAAACCTTTTGGGGTGAAAGTTCACCCTTCTGCCGCTTGCTCGGATGGGGTGCGCTGTGATTATCCCACCGTCTCTCTGCTGCGGTCGCTGACAGACACTCAGAACGGCACATGCTGCTGATAGCACTCTTCCGAGCAACAGCTATCTTTCCGCTGGTTCCATCTCTCCATCCTTTCGCCGCATTCCGCGCAGATATGAGCACGGCTGACGTACTGCCATGTATCCCTAAGCCACCACTTAACCCTCCACACCCTGCATTGCAGCCAGAATAACCGGCCCTCAGTGTAGAAAGGGTTGCCGCCGTCATGACCGCCGTAGTAATGCGATCCGCAACGGGTGCATCCGGTGAAATCCTCATCATCGCGGCATCCCCACATATCGCACCATATACGTTTGATTCTCTGCATCATTTCAACCTCCCCGGCGTACTTCGTTTGATGTCCATACACTCCCTCAACTGCTCCGGTGTGTCAAGAAGGTGGGCGGTTAGCAACATTCTTTGCCACACCCCACCTTCTCGCTGCACAGCACTTGCATCCTTTTGCACCATGCAGCACTTTGCGTATGATCCGGCATCGGCTGTTGCGCGTAGAGGACCTGGCCGAGCGCGGCAAAGGTGGATGCGCGGCGGGGGTCTTCCTTCTTCCCCTCTGCGGCCCACTTACTCTGATATGTCTCCATAAGCGCGATGGTCCCGCAATAGTAGGTATTGGCATCATCATCTATCACCACAGAAGTCACGCCGTCATTACGCCACAGCCACTTGAAAACATGGCATGGTACTTCCTTTTTCCACTTCCCGCCGACATTCACAGAGAACCGCATAAAGCCCTCACACTTTCGGGGAAACTTAGACCGTCACGCTTCATAATGATTTCGACCGAATCTGCACCTTTACCGCAGGAAAAGCATTTGACGCGGTTGCTCGCCGCATGGTGGTGAAGGCTCGGTTTTTCTTCTTTGTGCCACAGGCACAGCGCATACCCTTGGTGAAACTCGATCAACCTTTCTACCGGAAACGCCTTGGCTATTGCAACCATATCCCCGTCAATATCACCCTTCTTGACTGCCCCTTTTTTGAACAGTTCGGCTTTAGGGGGTGGTGGCACATATTGGAATAGTGGCGTATCCTTGATAATCTCAAGCATGGCGGCTTTATCATTCCCGACTGACTCCACCCAATCGCAAACGTCACCCTTTGGCGGTAGTCCTGGCAAAAGCACAATGCGCGAAACCTCGCATATGTTGTGCAAAGTGTTGGCTATCATTTCGGCATAAACTAAACCGGCTGAGTCATTGTCCCTCAGCACGGCAACTCTTTTGCCTTTCAGGTGCGGCACCATCTCCGATGGAAATTTGCTGTTGCTTCCGCTGTCAAAAGTAGTGCCGCAAAGCCCCCACTTGTTGATTATGTCGGCTTGCTTCTCCCCTTCGGTGAAGATAACCGCCTTGGACCTTATCACGTTGGGAAGGTTGTAAAGTATCGGATCACTACCGCGCCCTAGTTCTTTTCTCCCGTGGTAGAACCGGAACTCTTTGGCAGTCTTGCGCCCTGGCTCAATACGCTCTTTGTAATAGACCAATGTGCCATCTGCGGCATGGTACAGGTATTTGCCGGTTACGCGCTGTTTCATGCATAGCTCCAAGTGTGACCGTATGCCGTTTTTTTGACTCCCTTGATACACTTGTTGATTTGCGAGGCCGCAGTCCTTACCCTTTCATTGCCATGAGCGCGAGCAGCAGACATAGAAGACGTGTATATTACCTCTTCGCCTGTATTTAGATTAATACCTTTGACTGCGATTGATGACACTCTCACGGACGCATTGATTGCATTTTGACATGGCTTTCTTCCTATAGCCGCAATACGCATTTTACGTTTTGCATCTTCCGACATTTTATCATTGCCATTTTTAACCCTAGATTGTCTCAACCGTTCTCCATGAGAAAAGTTATGAATCCAATCTTGTCCGAGCAATTTAAACCTAACCGTTATCTTATTGCCAGGGTATCCGGTTCGTATCATCTCTTTTACATGGGAAGCACTAATACCGTATGCTCGGCCAGCCTCTGTCATATTTCTATAAATTGAACCGTCACTACATTCAACCTTCTTCCAGCTTTTAGAGGGTCTATTGGCAATAATGCTTCTCTTTTCGCGATATTCAGGTGAAGAATACGTTGCTTCAAGTTTGGCTCTAACTTGTGGGTTAGTCCATACATTGTTTACATCTTGAGCCACATTAAGTTTAGCTTTGTGGCTGTTGATATATTGCTGTTCCAAACTGACTAGATCACATTCTTCACACGTACAAAGTATAGAAAATACAAGTTTGTCACCGTGTCTCTCATACGCTTTTTGCAATCTATGACTATGGTGCTGTCCTCGCCTTAACATGCTCTTATGCTCACAAAAACGTCTTTCGATGTGGATGGAACTTCCAACATAAGTAGAACCCGCAGGGGTTTTGATCGCGTATATCCCGCATGTGTTTATTTTCCTTGGCATATTGCCCCCCATGTATGCTTTTTTATGACGGTAACATATTCTGGGTATGGCTGTCAACCTTATTCGGGCTATGAGCTTTTCGGATATTTTGCGACTTGATCCAGTTGGCAACATTTATCGTTATTGGCTTTGGAACCTTTTCAAGTTTATTCGGCCACGTTGTATATTTGGCCCTATATTGATTTGCCGCCCAACCTTCCTTGTATCCCTTATTTTTCCCATGCTGGATAAGCTGGCTGTACCAAGACTGTTTCTCTTCCATTGTCGCAGGGCGCTCTTTCTTCCCCTTGTCTTTGCCGGTGTTCCCCTTGTAGACGATTTCGCCCAATATGGCGTCTATCTCTTCCACGTCCTGCCCGTACCTTTCCTTTACGGGGATCGTGCCGCAATGGGGGCATTTTAGCTGCCCTGTGTACACGTGTTGGCATGAGAGACAAGTGATTGGGCGGGAGTTGCGCTCTTTGCGCTCTTCATTCTTCGCGCTGGCCGCTTTGGTCTTTTCCGAAAGGGTCCAGTTGGTGATTTCGGTAATCGGACCGTGTTCCCAATAGACACCGGCCATATCCAGCAAAACCATGTCCTTCTTACCATCGGCAAGCCTCATACCCCTGCCGACACATTGCAGGTACATGACAATTGACTTGGTAGGCCGCGCCATTATGACACATGAAATTGAGGGAATATCTACGCCCTCTGTAAACACGGCGCAGTTGCAAAGTATTTTGAACTCCCCTTTGGCGTACCGCCTGAGAATTTCCTTCCGTTCATCGGGATCAGTGGCACCGTCAACATGCTCGGCGCTGATACCTTCGGCGCGAAACTTTTCGCATACTGCCACCGAATGAGCAACTGTGGTAGTAAAACACACCGTCTGCCGGTCTTCTCCTAACTGCTTCCACTTCTCCACTATGTTAGCTGTTATTGCTCCTTGCATCATGGTCATGTTGAGCTGCTTTAGGTTGTAATCCCCTGCCGTGATTTTGACGCCTTTCAGATCAGGCTCAAACGGGGCGAAATATCTGACTGGAACAAGAAAGCCCTGGTCAACTAAATCCTGCATGGTTGCCACTACTATAAGTTCGTTGTAAAGCGTACCAAGCCCTAGACCTGTACTGCGGCAAGGGGTAGCTGTAAACCCCAAGAGCAACTTTGGGGCGTACTTCTCGATGATTTCAACGTAGGTGTCTGCCGTGCTGTGATGCGCCTCGTCTACTACTATCATGTCGTATGTGCCAAAGTCTTTGTGCTTGATGCGCCGAATCATGGTCTGGACACTGGCAAGGTCAACATTGTGCCTAGGGTCATACTCTTCCCCCGCCTTGATGATTCCGTGGCGAATGTCATAGTGGTCCATGTAGTCCGACACTTGGAAAAGTATCTCGGTCCGGTGGACAAGAAACAAAACCTTAGTACCCTTGGACGCTGCGCTGTTGATTACGCTGGACAACATCACACCCTTGCCGGAACCGGTAGGGGAACAGACCAAAACCTTCGGAGTCGTCTTGTTGGCTTTGTGCTTTACAAAAGCTCCACGGATTCGGTCGAGCGCGTTCTGTTGGTACGGTCTAAGCTGCATTGCTATCCCCCTTACTATCATCATAATATAGTCGCCCTGTATCATTGGTATTATCAAGGAAGCCTTTAGAAGTTATGTGGCTGTGGATGGCATTGCTCAAGCATTGCTCCAAGCATGCCACAAGCATTGCTCCAAGCATCACTTGCTTCTTTCATTTTCCCACCGCTTTTTAGCAGCTTCAGTGGCTTTCTGTGCGGCTCTAGCACTTTTCTCCATCTGCTTGTTTATCTCAATGTCGGCGCGTAAATGTCTAAAGTTGCCGCCACCTTTCACGAAATATTTTTGGAGTATTTTCTTGACTGCTTTCTTTTCTTCCGACGTATATGCCTTGCATATCCGGTAGTTAGGTTCGTAGGTATCGGGTAAAAAACTGCACGTGGAATAGTAGAAATCGAGGAGTAAACGGTAAGCACCATGCTCAAGAAGTGAAAGGTCTGCCGTATCCCTTGCATAATCGCCAGGGTAAAAAGCATACCAAGGTAGTCCCATTTGCCGCTCCTTTGCAACTACATAGCACAAAATAAAAAGACCCCCGCCGACAGGTGCGAGCTGTCGAACGGGGGGTCTAGTGTCTCGCAGACCCGCACCCCTCATTTGGTAAGGGGGAGAGCCTACGAATTTCTATGATAACACATCCTCGCACGATGTGTATCTGGTATTCAGTTGTACCCCCACCCTAGCAGTTTTGCTAATGAGTGTCAAGGGGGAAGTGGGGCTAGAAAAGCAGCATACTGTCTCTGTGGTCAACCGCTGACTGGCAATTAAGAGCGAGCTGCTTGAAGTAGCTTTCTTTCAGCTCCGACATAACTGCTCGCCGTTGGTTCTTGAGTGCCACATAGCCAGTGCTGCCGATGCCCCCAAATGGATCATACACCACGTCGCCGGGGTTGCTCCATAGTTTGATACCCCTTTCAATGACTTTGAGCTGCAAAGGGCAAATGTGGCGCTCGTCTTTATGGTCACGGGCCGATTGTTTCTGCAAAGTGTCGCTTGGGTTGATGTCTTGGGTAAGCTTGAAGAAACCATCTTCTTCTATCTGGTTGGTTGTTACCCATACCGGATCGGCGTACCTCTGCCACATCTGGACAGGGAATGACTCATTGGTATGGGTAACAGGCTCGGGGTTGTCGCCGGGCTTGCGGAACGTGATAAGGTAGTCGGGTATTCCCTGGCGGCTCATGGCGCTGTTCTTCTTGATCTGCTTGTGCAGCAGACCGAGTGCCTTGGTTCGCTGCATGGCGACTACAGGATCTTTCCAGATGCAGACCTCCGAGTGATAGATAAACCCTTCGGACTGAAACCACCGGATGATATCTCCACGAAAGTCTTGCAGCCCGATATAGCCGTGATGCTGCTTGCTAGTTGGCAGGTTCATGCAGTGGATCGACACCAGACGCCCCGGCATCATGACGCGGTGCCACTCCTTCACCATGAACGCGAAGTGGTCGCCGAACTCGGAGTAGGTGCGGCAATTTCCTAAATCGCGGCAACTGTTACTGTATGTGTACAACGATGCGAATGGAATTGATGATATGGAATAGTGAATGGAATTTGTAGGAATTGATTTTGCCACCTCCACACAGTCGGCATGATACACTGCGAACTTATCGTTAACCTCTTGATCCATAATGCTAGTGTTTTTTTTCATAATGCCGCCCCCCGTGACGATGTAATTTGGAATGCTCAGATTGATTCGCGCAAAGAACCAAGTTCTCTATTTTGTTATTAGACCTATTTTCGTCATCGTGATGTACTATCTCTTCATCCGCGAGATACCGGCCAAGGTGCTTTTCCATGACTAGCCTATGTTCTGGCACCGTACCGTCTGCGATTGCTGCCGGATGATCGGGCACATGTATGCCGATATATCCTCCCTTCATCTTGCGGACACCTTCTTTGTAGTTTGGGTTATTTGCCCCACGGCGTGAAGCACCCAAGCATTGAGCGCTGCAAAATTGTGGTTGGCCGTACTTGGCTAGGTATTGAGGCCCACGGTATCCAATGACGTGCTTGCCGCAATAAAGACATGCAAAATCAGTGTTGATAATTTTCTTGCGCTCTTTCCCAACTTGCCCCTTGAACTTGCACTCATTGCTGCAAAATGTCGGAGGTGTCTGCCATTCTGCCCTCGACTTCACTACGTGCTTGCCGCAAACCTTGCAATCGAACTCGTATTTTATAACCATGGGTAAACCCTCCTTGCCATGAATATACTATACGAACCCGAATAGAGCAAGGCAAATCTATGATTCTTGACCCCTGTGTTTTGCGAGTCTCCGCTCAAGTGTTTCGACTCTGGATATGAGCCAGTCAACCATATCGGGGTCAAAAGCATCTATGATAGTGCAAGCCTCCCACTCCAACTTAACCCTTTGCAATGTGATGCGGTGCGGGACGCGATCCTTTTTCTTCGGCTGTTCTTTGACTGGCACCGGAGTATTGGATTTGCCATTGCCGACCCACCCGGGAATCTTGATTTCCACGTTAATACCCTCCCTCTTTGAGCCATGCCGGGATGATAATATCATCCTCTGCTCTGTAAGAATCCTTCTGATTGGTAAGACTGCGAATGTTGGCAATGCTCATTTTCTTGGTATGTTCAACCATGTGAGCAATCATGGTTTCAAACTCTTTTTCCTTGCGCTTGACGTTGTTTAACACCGATCCTTCGGCTTCGCTGATTATCAGATGCCGGTTGACTTCGCGGGTCTGGCCGTGACGGTGAAAACGCTTGGTAGACTGGAACAGAGCCTCGAAAGAGTCCGACATGCCGACGAACGCGGTATCTGCGCAAACCTGCCAGTTCATGCCGAAACCACAGATCGAAGACTTCGAAATCATCACGTCAATATTGCCAGCGGCAAAATCAAGCATGGACTTCTCTTTGTGTTCGTCGCTGTCGCTGCCGGTCACTTCTACCGCGCCGGGAATAGCGGCCTTAAGCATTTCCGACTCCGCATTAAGCCCACACCATACCAGAAAAGGCTTGCGGCTTTGCGCGACAATCTCGGCGCATTTTGCCACCCTCCGTTCAAGCGACTCCTTCCTTGCTGCGCGCCGTTCGGTGAGACTGGATGCTTCCACCACAAAAAGGCTTCCTTCCGTGGGAGCCGACGCCACCACGTGTTGATGGGTGCAAAGCGGTGGGAGGTCAAATCCTTCATCCGAGTATCCAAGGTCGGACGGCTTGGTAAGGAACACACCCCACGACGCGAGCCATTCCCAAAATCTCTCTTCTGCGTGGCCTTTAAGCCGCCACTTGGCAGTTTCTCCGCCGTCATGCACAAAGTACGTGGCGAGCATTTCGGTGTAGCTCATAATCCCCAAGAACTCGGCATGGTTGCCAAGCTCCATGTAATCGTTGGGCGAGGGGGTAGCGGTGCAAGCAAGCCGGTAGGGTATCCGCTGTGCGAACTCGATGATAGCTTGCCGGGTTTTGCCGTCTTGGGCTTTGATGATGGAGCTCTCATCAAGCACAATGCCGACAAAATCGGCAGGGTCGAAATGGTGCAGTTTCTCGTAGTTGGATATGTTGTTGCCGTCAGTCAGATCATCCGAAAACCGGCATATCTGAACATTTACGCCGAATTTCAGCGACTCGTTGACGGTCTGCTTCGATACGGCTAAAGGTGCCAGCACCAGAACCTTGCCGCCAGTGTGCTTGACCACCTCATCAGCCCATGACACCTGCATGGCAGTTTTGCCGGTGCCAGTCATGGTAAACAGTGCGGCTTTACCTCTCTTGCACGACCACTGCACCAAATCTTTCTGGTATTCATACAACTGAGCCGGTAAACTGCCCCGATCAATGTCAAATCCAGATGGTGCTGATGTTATGAGTTTTGTTTGCAGAAACTCGTTGTACTCCATCCACCCCTCCAAAATAAAAAACGCCCACACTCAGGGGCCATCCTGGGTGTGGGCTGTTCATCCTCCCCCGCGCAACGACGGCTAGAAGTTAAGAGGGGGAGGACTATCGTGAGCAATTCGCCATGGCCGACGAATCACTATCAAATTGTGGGGCGACACTATCCCATTTCGCCGGTACTGTCAACAACTATCCCCTCCTCGTATCCGGCATCGCGTCCCAATCCGGCTCTTTCATGGCCACCATATCGAAGTCGTGCCAGCCGCAAACGGGACAGTGTTCGCCGGGGGGCATGGGGCCGCACTGCGGCTGGTAGCCGCTCCGGTGGTTACACTTGGGACAGCGGCCAGCGGTGCGGGGATGGTTGAGGATGGGGTGTTCTTTCTGCTTGGACATTTGCCCTCCTATGGCAATATTATCTCCCCGCCTGACACCCCACCGCATACGGCGCCAGCGTATCCCGATAGTGGCGCGGGGGTTTGATGGTGTGCGCTATGGCGGTTATCTCCTCAGGGGCGAGGCTGCGCGGTTCGGATGCCAGTTGACGCCCCTTGGCGGAGGTAAGTCCCATTTCCCGATAGATGCGGTCTACCCTCGCGGCTTCGCGGCGTAGCGACTCCTCATTGATTGCGGTCTGCTCTTCGTCGGTCACCAAGGGCGGCGGGGCAATATCCTCTTTGGCAACCTTGGGGCAAGACAGCCGCGCATTTTTCGACTCCTTTGCCTTGGCCCTCGCCCTGGCACCCTTCGCGGTTTCTCCGCACTCCACCGTGTATCTGTAAGGGTATGCGACCATGACGCCACACCCGCATCGGCAAGGCTCCATCCTTGGACCAGCGGAGGCACGCTGTTGCCGCTTCAACTCGTTGTACTTGGCTACCCTGGCGACCTTTGCAGCCTCAACGCACGGGTCACACTTTTGGCGACCAAAGGGGCGGGGGTTCTTCTGGCAAGATGGGCAGATGGTGGCGGCGAGGCTCATGGCTCTAACCCCGCTTGCACGCGTTGCATAGTGGAATTCCAGCATCCTATCACGTAATCAACCATTTCATCCGACAGCGGCTTACCGTGGCCTTTGGCAAGGTCGTAGATAGACTCTTCGACCGCTTTGATCTTACGGGCGTTTCTCGCGTGTTCTGGTAACTGTTTCCGCAAGATCATCAGTTGAGTCATGGCGAGGGCCACAGCCCATGTGATTGTCTCGGCTGCGTCGAACTCTGATGCCTTGAGGTCTTCGGCAATCTTCGGTGTGTGGTCAACAACAGCGACGGCCCCAGAATATTCCCGATATGTCACTTTGCCACCATCGGAAATGGTCCGGATATACAGCGTTGGGTGCTGCGGCTCCTTACTCATACCCCCTCCTTTTCAGCCAGCATCGCCAGCAATAGAAATCGAATTTGCCATCTGCGCCAGAGTCGGCCACGTAGACGCTCTTAGTGGTGAAAGGGACGCGGCAATCGGCGCAGGCGGTGGGTTGCCACGTCCCTGTTGGCTTGCTCATGGGGTGAAGGATGCGCCGGAGGTGGCGAGGATACGGGCGCAGACTTCGGGGGCGTAGTAGCCGGTACATTCACCTCCGACAGTAGGCCGCATACGGGTGGCGTTCTTCAAAATCATCTGCCGCTTCGCCTCCATAACTGGCATACCACCTGCGTGCATGTCTTCCAGATCCCGCGCAACGGTGGCATAAGTTTCAGGGCTATGCCCCCCGCGTTCCTTGTGAGTTTGAAGCGCCTGTAGCACGTCCCAGCGTTCCACTAGAAAACCCATAGAATACGGGCGCTCTCTGCGACACTCTTCTAGTTCTTCATGGTATTTGGCCCACACATCATGCTCCGTTCCTGGCAACGTGATAGAGGGGAGGGAGAGGTCGAGAGGGGCGAGGCTTTCGATAGCCGGGACATAACTGGAACATGATGTCTCAGTAGGGTAGGAGTCCTCGCAGTGGTCTGACCTACACATCCCGCATAAGCCCACCTCCCCGCCGATCGCCTCCACCTCTACCGCCGACAGTTCCCCGATACGGGGGCGGAAGATGCCTGCACGTTCGTCGGAAATGGCGTGCTTGTATCCGTGGCACGATGCGCTGATGTAGTGGTGTTTTGCGATAGCCAGCACCTCGTCTCTAGTGTATGTGCGGTTGCGGTCGGGCATGTGTACTGAGACGGTGTCCTCTACATATCCATACCAATGTGCTACGGCTAGTTCCTTGGCTCTCTCCTGCGGTGTTTGCATGTTTCCTCCTGATAATAGAATGTTTGCTCTCCGTCCTGTGTGGCTATCTCTTGGGTGGTCATGGGGTCTCCTTAAACGTAGTCGCGGCAGTCGTGTGGCAAGAACACTAGAGGAATAAACTGGACCTTGACGCCGGGGTGGTGGTCGCCTTTTATGATCCGCTCCACGATTCCCTCGTTATCATTACATTGGGGGCTGCTTCCCTTGTAGGTGAGTATGCAATCGTCCTCTGACACGGCCCAAAAGCGGTCGCGGAGTATCTGGACAAACTGGCCCTTAGTTGGTATCTGCGTTGCCTCTGCAATCGGCGTCTTTGTGAAGTCTGACGGTTTCATCCCCTTCCCTCCGTGGCCCTATTCGGGCGGGTTGTTGGCTTCTTTCTTCTTCGCCAGCCCCTCTAATGCGTGGGCCAAGTACTCAATCCGTTTGCCGTCAAGTGTGCGGTAGTCCTCTACACCCTCACGCGGCGGATACGTGTCTTTAGCGGGCATGGCGGTGTTAGCCTTAATGGTTGCCTTCTTCGCCGCAACATCGGTGCCGTGGAGGGTATCTAGCGCGGCCTTGATGCGGGGGAAGTATTTGATCTGGTCCTCGGATAGCGTTTTAGCCTTGACTGGTTCTTTTGCTGGCTTTGCTTTCGGCTCATCTTCCTCAACGTGAAGATCACCCTTGTGCCAGAGGTCAAGAGCCGCGCCGAATCTCATTGCAGCATTCCGCAAAGCGTCACCGATACGCTCCTTCATGGCATCCCCGCCTGACTTGCCTTGTGCATCACCGTAGCCAAAGCGAGTCACCCCGCACACGGTTAGCTTAATCCACATGCCACCGTCACGGTCCAGAAGTGGCGAGCCGGTAGGGTCCAGCGATAGCGGCTCCCACGTCCAAAGGGGGTCGCAGTCAAGTAGCCTGTCGGTCAGTGCCGCATGGCCCACGTAGTCAAGCGCGATGGATGGTTTGCCGTGATAGCCGCCGCACACGTTGCAGCTTCCTTTAGGGTTATCCTTCTTCGTAGACCGGCAAAGTTTGCTGATCTGATTCGGCAGAAAAGCCTCCCTCATTTTTGCTAGTCCTATCGGCGTATCTGTCATACTCTCCCCCTCTCTGCTGGTTAACTGCTGTAAACATTACGTTTTTCACTTCTGCGGAGTCGCCATTTTCACGGGTAGGGTCGCGCTGGATCACTGGCGGCGTCTCCTCGCTGCGGGTGGCGGACAGGCACTCAGAACCCTTCTATCTCCATAATGATGTTACCGATGATCTCAGGAATAAGCGGGGTCACGGTATTTCCGTAACACTCAAGCTCGCCCAACCAAGGGGGTATCCCTGCATATTCTGTGGTAACAACGGTAGAATCCAGCCAGTTTTCCCACGAGTTGAAATCCACTCTTCCAAATTCCCGTGGTAGTCTTCCCTTTGGTACGCTTTCCATGCCCTTGATTGGCCGCTTTTCCTGATTGTGGGCCATAATCCAGACACGATCTCTCCGGTGCGGGAGTCCGACGGCACAAGCTGGAATAACAAGCGATTGGACTTCGTAACCTGCGGCTTCCAAGTCAAATGACACATCGCAGAGTGCCATGTCGATGAAACCAGCAACATTTTCACCAATGACCCAAGTGGGCTGGAACTCCTGCACAATGCGGAGCATTTCCGGCCAGAGGAAACGGTCATCATCTTTGCCTCTTCGCTTCCCAGCATTGGAAAACGGCTGACAGGGAAAACCGCCGCAGACAAGATCAACGCGCCCAATTCCATCTGTTGCCAGCCGCTCTGCTGAGATTGTTCGCACATCGTCATAAATTGGTACTCCTGGAAAGTTCTTTCTCAATACCGCCTGTGGATATGGTTCTATCTCACAAAACGCCACTGTTTTCATCCCCGCCCGTTCCAACCCTAGCGAGAATCCCCCTATTCCACTGAACAGGTCTAGGACATTCATTTCTCTTTGAGCTTATGGGGTAGCATGGAATATGCTTCGTAAACGGTTTGCCTATCGTCGCCGGCTGATTTACAGGCATGGCCGGGATTCACCATATAAACGTGCGGAGTACGCTGGCGAATAAAATCCATTTCCATAAGTTGTAGCTTGGCCCTTGCAATGGATGCGGTGGAAAGGTCCATCCTCTCCTGTATCTCGGCAACTGGTGCAATGGCGATGTTTTGCTTATCCATCACCACACACAAGTAATCGAGCAAGTCCCTAGCCGACTGGTTCATTTCCTTTGGGTACATACGATATCCCCTCTCTGGTAAAAAGATTTTGATGAAGTTAATATCTTGAATTTTCTGTTTGACTAAAACTGCCCGTTCGACCTCTCCGGTCTTCACGTCTACTGTCTCTTTTGAACCTGAATATTTGTAAACTCGTCTTGAATTACGCATGAAGCATATTACTACCTATTTATCACCATTGCAACGCTTTTTATCATGGGTGATAAAGAAAGTACGCACGGGTGATAAAAAGCTGGCCCCTAAGTATCTGCAATCGTTACAAAGGGGCCGCGTTGTCTCTAGTCTTTATTATACCTGTAATGCTGAATCTTTAGTTTGACCACTGGTTTTGACTCACCCCGCTTCTAGAACGCTTTTAACTTTTCCAGATACGCCTTTGAATTATCCTCTAATCCTATGCTGCCCGTTCCAGCGGAGCCGGAGACGGGGTTAGATTACTCAGTGTCAAACTGGCTGGTAAATTCTGTGGGCATTGCAGGGAGAGCACACCAGTGGGTGTAGGCTTCCAGCCGGTCGGCGCGTTCCCCGTAGCATGACCAGTATTTATCGCCAAACTCTGCCAAGTAGCCGAGCCTACCTACCGGATAGTTGCCGGTGTGAGAGTTCTGCAAAGTATCAACATTTATCACTGCGACCAACTCGCCCAACTCCGGTAACTGTTCTGCTGTTTTTATCCACTTCATACTTCCCCCCCTGGCCCATGTGCCTGTCAGTTAATGTAGCAGGGAGACGGTGCCAGTGTCACGGAGCGCCCCTACCTGTGCAGTGGGAGGCTCTGGCGCTCTGTCTCCCCGTAAGCCTTTGATTATCCACGGCGTCTAATAGTCCTATACTCTCTCGGCTGCTGTCGGCAGTCGTACATGTGCTGCCCAATTGTCCTACTTCCGCAGCACCCATACCCGTGCTCCGCGATATACTCCGCCTGCTCCGCTAGCCACGTTGCGTCAACTACCCTCTGTGGTCCCACGAAGAGAACGGGGCGGATGTGGGGAAGTTTGGCGTCGTAGCCGCAATAGTTGCAGCGGGTGGTGCCAGCGTAGCCGTTGCGGTGGTAGTCGTCTGAGCTGCAGTTTGGACAGATCAATGGTGACTCCTGTGGCGGTATTTGCGTTTTCATTATCTCAGCTATGTGGCGGCTATCACAGGATAATCCCGTTGATCGCCCTTGCGCGATATGCCGCCACGCGGCTAGATAGTAAATAGTTACACAAACGGCAGCGTCTCGCACTGGAACCCCGCCGCGCCCTTGTGACCGCCACCACCGCGAGCCTTGCAGATCGCCGAGGCGTCCACCTCCGGCTTGTCGGCGTAAAGGGAGCAAGTCCACTTACCAGGGCGACGAACAAAAGAAAGCATGGCGTCATGTTTCGCCGGGTCATAGACCGACTTGAACAACAGCGAGTTCGTCAGCCCCTTGTTCACGGCGATGCAGCGCAGGCCGTCCAGTTCCGTCTCAAAGGCGCAGGACTTGACGTACATCTCGTTGTTCCGTTCCTCGTAGGCGAGAAGAGCCCCGCCCTTTCCGATGATATCCTCGACATCTCCGGCATGGTTAAAGAGGTTTTGCCAGAGCCACTGGTTGTCGGGCCTCGTGTCGCCAACATTCCTCATCCCGTACTGGAACTCCAGCGCGCCGGCGTGGTTGTGGTGGTCCCACACGTCATAGCGTCCCAGGAGGAAAACGGTGCGGGGTAGAAAGACATCCGCCTCATGGAACCACTGCCAAGTCAGTTCACAGCCCGCCCGTCCGATTTCCAGCAGCGCATTGACCATGTTGAAGCCGGACCCCTCCGCAGCTTCCAGCGAGGTTTTGTGATGGTCGATCCAGATGAAATCCGCCAACTCCTGAAGGCGCAGCATGTCAGAGAACGGCTGGAGGCAGAAATCCACCATGAACACCGTCTCGCCCTGGTCGATCTTCTCCCAGGGGAAAGTGTCACCGTAATTGATGCCGATCATCTCGCACTCAGGGTTGACCATCTTCACGATAGCCCCGCTGCATTGCCCGTCCAGGTCTGCACTGTGATAAAAGCATTTCATTGCATAATCTCCTTTGTGCTTGTGTAACCAGCGCATCGAGGCGGCTGGTGTGTGATAGTTTGCGCAAGCTGGCGCGGGTTGGTGCGCCTCATGCGCCATCCGTTAAACCGACTCTCTGTCCCTGTACTCTTTGGCCTGTTTCCGTGCATCAGCCCCTAGCGGGATGATGCGAGACATCGGCATCTTGTCGCCGCAACGGTCACAGGTGAGCCAGTCGCCATCAGGCGCTCCGTCGTGGATGCCAGCGAAGCAGAGCAATCCGCCCCACAGGATTTTGATGATCTCTATCGTGGCCGCACCGCCTCTGCGACAGGCATTCCTTTCCCTTTCCCAAAGATTATGTTCTTCCTCGGCATCTCTTACTTTCTGCGTAGCCATAACTTCAACAACGAGAGGGTCCGCCCGTGGATTGTCCAAGTACCCCATTGAGTGAAAATCAAGACCGAATTTGGTTGAAAGGGCATGGTGTGCCCCATCGTCCAGGTAGATATCTCCTTGCCGTTCATCAGATTCGACGGCGCATAATGCTACCGTTACGCCATTGACAGTCCTGATCCTAATCGCCACCACCCCCTCCTTGCGGGTTTAACACCCGCTCGTGCCTCACGGCACAGCTAAATTCGTTATTCGCCATTGGACAACTCCCCCAACTCTTCGGCGTACAGCTCCATGAAATCTTCAATAAATTCTTCCGCCGTTTCCGACTTCGCCTCGTATCTGGCTTTCATCCTGTTGGCAAGGTCGCGGTCAAGGTCGTTCTCTACCGTTGCAGCTATCTTCCTGTAATCTGCCATCTTCCGTTGCGAGTAGTCCCGCGAGTGCTGCATGATGCCGAGAAACGCTACCAGTGTTCTTTTGTCCGAGTAGGTCATGGTTCCCCCTAAAATCTCTTGTCAAAGATTTCCTGCAAGTCGGCTTCCATAACAGCATCGCCAATCTGCTGGCCTTCCTCACCTTCGATTTCTAACCACACGCTGTTGTCATCCTGGCGGCAAAGGGAAAACTTGCCGATCTGGACGCGGGGAGTTTCACCGTACATGCCGACGCCGCATGTGTGTTGGTTCCAGCGATTGACAATCTCTTCCGCCAACTCTTCGGGTTGGTCATTGGCGATACCGGCTATGCCGCAGTTAGGGGTATCAGTGAAAACTATCTCGTTGCCGTTGAACTTCATTGTACGTTTATGCATGGTGTCCATCTTATCCCTCCTTTAGTTGGTCTGTCTGATGGGGCAAATTTAGCACGGAGGGAGGGGGTTGTAAAGGACAAAGTTTGCATAAAGGCAAGAAATATCTTTTGGTCGATCGTAGATAAAAACCTTGACTCTAGCGTGGGGTCATGTATATTGGACGAAACAAAACGGAGGTGTACATGGAATATCATATTAAAGACTTGCGACGGCTTCGGGCCGAGAACTTCCTCACACAGCAAGACTTGGCAGAGAAGTCAGGGGTGTCGGTCCCCACCATCTGCCATGCAGAGAAAGGGGGTGCTGTGTCACTTGGTGTGCTCAAGAAACTGGCGGCGGCTCTGGAAGTTGAGCCCAAGAAGATAGGAGACGTGGCATGACAGTGCAACAGTTAGTGACGATACAGCGCGAGGAGGCGCAAACCACTAGCTTGATCGTGGCTGAAGTTTTCGGCAAACGCCATGACCATGTTATCCGCGATATCAGAAAACTAATGGGCGAACTGCCGCCGGAACGTCTCCCCATTTTTGGGGAGTCAACGTATCTCAACGAGCAGCAGAGGCTTCAGGTCATGTTTACCATGAACCGTGACGGCTTCAGTTTATTGGCAATGGGTTTCACTGGCAAGAAAGCTCTTGAGTTTAAGCTGCAATACATTGACGCCTTCAACCAGATGGAACGGCGACTGTCACAGCTTGCGGCTATGCATCAGAACGCTGAATGGTTGGAGCAGCGCAAGCTTGGCAAGGAAACGCGATTGCTCACCACTGATACCATCAAAAACTTCACTGACTACGCCACAGCGCAAGGCAGCATGAATGCGGCGAAGTATTACATCACACTGACCACGATGGAGAACAAGGCCCTGTTCCTTTTGGAGCAGAAGTACAAAAACATCCGCAACCTACTAGACCTTCATCAGCTTTCCACAGTCAAAAGTGCTGACCAAGTTGTAATGAAAGCCCTGAGGGATGGTATGGACCAAGGGTTGCACTACAAAGAGATTTATATTCTGGCAAAGAAAAGGGTCGAAAGCTATGCCGATTTGATAGGCAAGTCTCTCGTTCCTGTAGCTCATAAGCAGATAGCCTAGCACACCACCCTTTACTGGAGGAATAGATGCCCAAGTACGGCAACAAGAAGGTGGTAATAGATGGCATCAAGTTTGACTCAGCCAAGGAAGGACGCCGGTGGCAAGATTTGAAGATGCTTTACAAAGTGGGCAAGATCAGAGAATTAGACCGCCAACGGGTTTTCATCTTGGCACCTTCTGTGGTTCTGCATGGGAGGCGTAAGCCAGCCCTGCGGTACTGTGCTGATTTCGTCTACATTGATGATGCGACAGGGAAGACGGTTGTTGAGGACGTGAAAGGGGTCCAGACTGATGTGTTCCGCGTCAAGATGCACTTGATGAAGTCAGTACATGGCATTGACCTACTGATAACGTAAACCCCTAGTAGGGGCAAGTGACCTGCGGAGCGCGTTTAGTGTGGCGGTGTTTCATCTGGATCAACTGAAAAGGGGGAGGGAATAATGGAAGAAGAAATATGTATCAATTGCGGATACCCGACAGGCAAAGCAGGCGAGGGCGAAGACAGCCTTTATTTAACATGGGAAATTGACGGCGCTAAAACTGGTCCTTACTGCGAAGACTGTCACAGCGCGGCAATGTCTGGCAGGGACAACGGCTGATGAACTGCAAACACTGCGGCATAGAAATCATACAGGGCCAGTATTACGCCGAGTCTGATGATGACTACAAGGAGCGGCTACGCTCTCAGTTCTGCCGCCGAAAATGTGCAAGGCTTCATACCCCCTCCCCAGCAGAGCGCGGTAAGCCTTCCCTTGGGGGGATGTCGGGCAATCATAGCCGACCGGAGATGAGGGCGCAGATAAAAGAGGTCCCTGTTGTCGATGAAAAGTACATGGCGTGGATACGCAGTTTGCCGTGCTTGATCTGCGGTGGTCCCGCACAAAGTCATCACCAAAATAAGCGCAAGGAAGGGCGAAAGGGCGGTGTTTGCAGCTCATACCGCACATTGCCTATATGCTGTTGGCATCATACTCTGGGTGGCACTCCTGCGCTGCCAGGAAGCTATCACGGGTCAGCGAGGCTAACGGGGTGGGAGTTCTGGAATCACTACGGTATAGATGTTGAGGCTACAATTACCAATCTGAACGAGAAATATAATCAGATGTTGGAACGCAGGCGGTAAAGTCAAAACCTTATCTGGGAGATTCAAAAGCTCTTTTCAAGTGTGGTGAACCAAGCCAAAAACTCACCGGCTAAAGGTTCAACAGTAAGGGTATGAACTAGACTAAGAAGTGCGGCCCGTAAGTCACCGTAATTCTTATGTGCCGTGGATACAAAAGTACACCTTATCGGGATACGATTTTATCCTTGACGGATACAGACGTATCTTGTAATATGGCTCATGCACAACCAACGCACAAAATGGAAGTACAAGGGAAAGAGGGAAGTTTTTAACGAGCAGACCGGTGAAAGCCTTATGGCTACCGAGTTTGCACCATACTTACAGGACATCTTTTACAAGGTGTTCCAAAACGGGAGAGGGCGTATGTTCCCTAAAGGGATGTCAGGTGCAACGCATGAGGTTATACAGTTTCTTGTCCTCAATATGCGCAAGGATAATTTGGTTTTCTTTGACCCCGAAGAGATTTTACGGGAGATCGAAGTTTCACTAGCCAACTGTAAGAAGATAAAAGCCACGCTCATAGCGAAAGACATTATGCGGCCTCGCGCCAAGGGGGGTAGTGCATATATTGTCAATCCGTTGTATGCCTGTATGGTCACAGGTGATGAACGCGCCAACATCTATCAAGAGTATCTTTCGCTATCCGCCCCGCCGAGTGAGACAGAGGGGAGAACCAGTGAATGAGTTGGCACTTTTCGCAGGCGCTGGTGGAGGAATACTCGGTGGCAAACTTCTCGGATGGCGCACCGTCTGTGCCGTTGAACGAGACCCCTATGCCGCTAGCGTACTTATGCAGCGACAGAATGACGGCGTTCTCGGCACCTTCCCTGTCTGGGATGACGTTTGCACCTTTGACGGCAGACCGTGGCGAGGCATTGTTGACGTGGTTTCTGGCGGGTTTCCCTGCCAAGACATTAGTTGTGCAGGGACCGGTGCAGGAATTGAAGGCAAAAGATAAGGACTTTGGGGAGAAATGGCGAGGATCATTTGCGAGGTACAGCCAAGATTTGTCTTCGTGGAAAACTCACCAATTCTCACTTCTAGGGGACTTGGAAGGGTTCTCGGAGACTTGGCCGAGATGGGGTTTAATGCTAGGTGGGGAGTGTTTTCAGCAGCGGATGCTGGAGCACGACACCTCCGCGAACGCATCTGGATTTTGGCCGACTCCATGCAAAACCGATGGTCTGAAAGTAGTCTGCAAAACAACAATGGGCCGAAAGGAACGCAGAGAATCTCGACCAAGTGGGGCGTCGGTAGGGTCAAGTCTGATGTGGTTCAGACCAGCGGTCGAGCTCTGGACGCAGGACGGATGGCTTTGTCCGACGATGCACGAACTCTTGATGCTGTGGCCACAATCGTGGACAGGCTTGCGGCAACTGGAAACGGCCAAGTTCCAGCAGTGGTTAAACTGGCATGGGAAACGCTGATAGGCTGATAAGCGTTAGCGACCGTCACCCGAAGGGCTGAGGCTCACAGAGGCTCAGTTCATGACAGAGCGGCGGCAAAGCCGTAACGCCCAAGAAGTTTATATCATTAACAAATTAGTATCGGAGCACCCCACCTAGCATGTCGGCGGCTGCGCGGAGGGGAGAAACGAATGATTTTAGATGTTTAACTATGTGGGATAAGGAGGGAAGTATGGATAACGCAGGCAAGCTCATAGCCGAAATTGAGGCCGAGTTCAACGCCAAAACCAACAGGTTGATTGAGCGCCACGCCGAACAGATAGAATTTTTGCGCCAGCAACTCTCTACCGTAGAGGGGGAGTTGGCACAGTCAAGGGCCAACTTTGACAGCCTCGTGACGGATTGGGCCAATGGTCCAGTTGGCCATTCGTTTGTTGAACGGGCTGAGGCAACTGAGTCCGAACTTGATGGGCAGAAAGAGTGCGTAAGAACTCTTGCGAAGACACTAGAAATGACCATTGCTGAGCGCGACACATGGTGAGTCGCCCATGACGCCATCTATGCGGAGCTGAAAGAGGTGAAGGGGGAGAGGGACAGATACAGAAAAGCCTTATGCCGGATATCCGTTCACCCCGAGTGGTATAAGCACTGCTTAGCCGACATCGCCCGTGAAGCCCTTGCCCCTACATCTACGGAGGGATAGCCAGTGGAAGCCGAGACAACCTTTTTGCTCATACTGATATGGTTGCTGGTTATCTGTTGAGCGTAGGAAAGTCAAAGGCGTTTGGTGAGAAGCTTCACCGCAATGCCGCTATCTCGCAAGGGGTGCATCCGGAACGGAGTGCGGTGTTTGCGGGGTGCGGTCACTGACAGGCACTAAAAAACAGGGAGGATGGACCGTGGGCGATTTGATAAAGGCATCTGAGCCAAGAGCTAAAAAAGAGTACTTCTGCGATGCGTCAAGGGTATTTCATAACGGGTCATGTGTCCAAGACTTGCCGGATGAGGATGTACCAGGGTATGTTGCTGCGCAGACGGACGGGTTCAAGATCCTGCCGGGCCAGCGGTACATCAAGCATGTCTACAAAGATGGCGGGGAGTTGCGTGTTTATCGTGGAAGGCCCGACATGGACGCAATTTGTTCGAAGCATCAGTTATGGGATGATTGATTCTTGAGTGTCTGTCAATGGCAAGGGCAAGGAGACGGTGCGGCAAGTTCTAGCGCACCCCATCCGAGATGTGGGCATCTCCACTGAAGAGAGAAACGAAAAGGGTTTGGAACTAGAATAACTATCACGGCGAGAGCCATAACAGAGGGGTAGGAAAAAATGAAGTTCAGAAAAAAGCCGGTAGTGATAGAGGCGCATCAGTTTAACGACGATGCTGAAAGTTATGGTTTGCTCCACTGGATAAACAAAGGTTACCGCCCAGGCAATGAGTTGGCTAGTTGGGTGAATGGGAGTCTTTCCATCCCGACGCTTGAAGGTACACACAGAGCAGACAAAGGCGACTGGATTATTAAGGGGATTAAGGGCGAGTTTTACCCTTGCAAACCGGATATTTTCGCAGCCACTTACGAACCGGCAGAGTAACCACCCGCGCCCCTGCTACGGTGGGGGCGCTTTTCTTTGCGCCATTGCCCTCTGCACCCTTTGCGCGACGTTCACCCCACACAGCCCCCCTATCGCGCCAATTGCAGCAGCTCCCGCTAATACTTTCAAGTCCCACACGCCCATTCCTGCCGGTATTGCAGCCGTAGCGATAGCGCCCCCTGCGGCGGAGCCAATGCGACGTTTCATGCTGTCCTCACTTTGAACATCCCGTTCTTGCGAGCCTTGCCGCCTCCAAACAGGAATGTTGCGGCGAACCAATATTTTGACTGCCACCACCTGCCCTCTGCCGCCAAAATGTCCTGCAAGATTTGGGAACACTCCCAGTTGCAGATGTCGGTTCCATCATTCCATTTCCCTTCACACGCACGATCATGGACCCACCACGCTTGAGACGCAATATCCATTGCCCCCGTTGCGCCGTCGCTGATATATCCGGCTGGTACGGTGATGGTGCGGTCGTACCGTGGGGAGTGATAAATAATGGCCTTGTCCAGCCGATACTTGCCATTGTCGAGAATGGAAAACTCTATGCTGGAAATCACCTTCATTTCCCCTCCTTGGCCTTTCTATTGGCCTCTCTCAGTGCATTGCAATGGGTTAAAACTGGCATCTTGGGGCAGGTGGGGG